TCAGGCATTGGGCTTCGCGCCCGCGGCTGCGAGAGCCGCGCGCAGATCCCGACGCACCCGAAAATGCTCCGGGTCATCGAGCTTATCGGCAAGCGCATAGAGCGCCGACGCGATCGCGACCAGCAGGCCGTCCCGCTGCTCTTTGGTCAGGCGCTCAGGCATCCTCGATCTCCCGATACCGGATGCCGGCTTCTTCGAGCAGGTCGCGCGCGGCCATCAGGTCGGCGTGCCAGCGGCTCGGTGCGGTGCGCATCGGCCAGGACACCACCTCCTCAATGCCGGCCTGCATGACCTCCACGGTACACCGCACGCACGGCGGGCCGCCCCAGACGGCGCCGCTCGGGTCCGTCGCGGCCACATAGATCGCACAGCCCCTCAGGCGAACGCCCGACCTGGCGGCGGCCAAGACCGCATTCATTTCGGCGTGCACGATCAGCCGCAGCTTGGTCTCGCGATCGCCGAGCCGTTCCGGCGTGTCGGCGATGCCGCGCGGAAAGCCGTTGAACCCGGCCGACAGAACCTCGCCGTCGGGCCCGACGATGACCGCGCCGACCTTCGTCGACGGGTCTTTCGACATACGCGCGTGCTCAAGGGCGAGCCGCAGGAAGTGGCGATCCCAGCGCTCAGACATCACACCAGGCATTAGGCCGCCTCCTCGATGCGAACGTGATGGTGGTCGCCCGTGCCGTCACCATTGACGATCCAGCGGCGACCGCGGTTGATCTGCATCTTGGCGTCGACCCGCTCGCCGAGCGCCGTCCCCAATGCCTCGCAGAGACCGCGTAGGAACAAGAAGGCGCGCGACACCAGCGCGCCGGCGTAGACGACGTCCGGGCCGCCTGGGCGCCCGATCTCGAGCAACAGGTCGGCGACGGTTCGGTTGGCATGAAACGTGGCCTTGAGCACCGGCATGGAGCTCACGGGCGTATCGCTGACGAAGCGGGAAGCGGTGCCCAGCGTCGCCGCCACGCGACACAAGATGATCGCGACATCGGCCGCTTCCTCTCCAATGCGCTCCGTCGGCTCCCCCGAGGTGACGGCGCGCACAAGCTCGGCCATCTCGGTGTTTGCGCGGCCGGCCAGCCGGAGCAGTGACGCGGCCGGTCCGAAGGTCTCCTCCGCCCAATCGACGATCGAGGCTGGTGTCTCAGGCATGTTCGATTTCCCCCGGATTGGCGAGTTCATGAAGCACGTCGGCGTGGCACGGCCGGCCGATCGGGCACCAGCAGGCGAGGTCGTGGTCGCGCAATTCAGCAAGAAAGGCGGCAAGGCGTTCTGGCGACCAGGCGCTCAACCAGTCTCGGTACGCTTCAACCGCTTCCTTTGCGGTCTCGACCCTGAGGACGTTGTGAGTGCATTCCCCAGCCGACCGGCAGCCGCAGGCGACCAGGCCGACCCGATACGGGTTTCCGCCGCGACTCGGGCGTCCGACATAGATCGCCCCCTCGGGCATGCGCCAGCCGGCCGCGCGCTTGCGCTGAATGCGCACCGGCATCAGATCAGACCCTTTTCCTTGGCGAGCCATTCCGGCATCGCGAAGGTGCCGTCCGCCGGGTCGTGCTCAACCAGCGCCTTCGGCAGCCACACCTCTTGCGTGCCGTCGAAAATCAGCATGCCGCGGTCAGTCTCCCGCCGCAGCTCGCCCGCGATGTCGACCAGGTCGCTGCGCATCAGACGGCCGCCAGAACGAACCGCCGGCCGGCGGCGTCGAGGCGATAGGCGATCTCGCCCGACCAGTCGTAGTAGGCGAGCGCATATTCGCCCGGCTTGTAATCCATCTGCTCGACAAGCTGCTCGACGCTGTCGGACATGGCGTCTGGGTCATGGTCGGCGCAAACATGAGTGGCGTCGCTGGGCATGTCGCGGCTCGTGCGATATTCGAGCGCGCCATCAACGGTGAGGATCGCGTTACCGTATTCGGTCAGCCGCAAAAACTTGACGATCTCGCCGTCGGCCAGGGCGCGCGCGTCCTCTTCATCCACAAACTCGCCGGCCAGCGCCGGCAGCCCGTTCGGCAGGGTGATCAGCCAGCCGTCCGGCATCGCGCGAGGCGTCGGCGACACCTCGTCGCAGTAGATGGCCGGCACATAGCCCTTGACGGTGCCACCGGCCGGTTCGTCGACGCCCGGCAGAAGGCTGAGCTGGACTGCGTCACTCATTTCGAGCTCCTTCGCGCTTTCGGGAGATCAGGCGCCGCGGCCGGTTCGGGGATCGCCAATTCGCCGATCGCCTCGGCCACCCTGTCGTGCATCGCACGAAGCTGCTCGTGGAGTTGCCGAAGGCCGCCATACGAGCCAGCCACCCCGGCCTTCATCACCACCTGGACGGCGTCAATCAGGGCGGCATCACGCCAGAAATGATCAGGCTGCTCGCCGATCGCTTCGACCAGTCCGCGCCAGTGCTGGGCCGCCAGCGTGTCACCCTCACGGCGGTTCTCGACGGCCTGGCGGACACGTTCCTCGAATTGCTTGTCCTGTACCTGCCGACGCGCCTGGAACACGGCGTCGACCTCGTCCTGATCCAGCGGCCGGCCGGCGGCGCGCAGCATCGCCGCAAGGAACGGCCGGCCCACTGGCTCAGCCGGAGTCTTCTCCGCTCGCTTGGCGACGGCCGTTTTGCCTGCGCCATCGACCACGATCATGCCCCAAGCAGGGGGCAACTCCCCGACCGGCACGACGCCGGCCGGGGCCGCGATCCAGAAATAGTCGCAGAACCGGGCAATCTGTTCGGCCTTGGACGGGTTCGCCTTCTCGCGGCGCCAGTCGTAGAGGTTGACCTTGATCTCGATGCCGTGCAGCGACAGGCCGCGGCTCGGCCATAAATCCATAGCCACAGCATCGAGGTGACGGTGCGCCTGTGTTCCCGTCGAGTGCGCCACCTCGAAGGCGATGGCGCACTCCGGCGCCGGGAAATGCCGGCGCAGCGCGGCCCGGACGTCGGGCGCCTTCATCACCTTCGGCGCGGCCGGCCGTTCGAGCAGGTCGCTCATGCGGCGATCCGTTCAGGATAAAGGAGACCCTGCAGGTGCGCGGGCAGCCGCTCGAACGACTCGCGCATCTTGCCGTCCGGCGACCGGCTGACGAGCCCCGCAGCGATGCGCCACAGGTCGATGTGGTATTTGCGGCCGAAGGTCAGGACGCCGCGGTGCTGCTCGACATGATGATCGCGGCAGAGCGGAATGCCATACGCGGCGTGCGGCTTGTCGCTCTTGCCCGAATTGGCCGCCGTCCGCTGATGGGCGAACTCGACCGGCCCGCACCAGCATCCCGGAACGCAACAGCCCTGACTGCGCACGAACGCCTCGTGCACCGGGAACACCGTCCGCTCGATCTCGCGGACGCCCATGCGCTGCCGCTTTGGCGTCGCGCGCGGCATCACGAGATCCCCGCGGCGCGGGCGGCGCGCCAGTCGGCGGCGCAGATCCACCTGAACGGCTTCAGTCCGTAGGACAGGTAGAGCGGGTGCCCCGGCTGGCCGGCGGCCGTGAGCTTCAGCGCATAGAGGTCGTGCCCGAGGTCGGCCAGCAGGCCCACCACCTCTTGCCACCGCGGGCGCGCGTGGCCGTTGAGCAGGCCGTGGCTGCCCCAGCCGCACAGGACCATCCCGGCGTCCGCGCACATGCGCACCAGGTAGCCGTCGGCGTCCGGGCCGAGCGGATCGTCGACGCGCAACAGCCCTGCCGGGTCGGTCGACCGCAGGGTGAAGATGTTGCCGACGCGGAGGCCGCCGAAGCCCATCTGCTCGGCGCGCATCCGACAGCGGTAAACCGTCGGGTCGTCCTGCACGGCGTCGGCGGTCGACGGGTTGAGCAGCACTACGACGAGCGGCGGCGCGTCCGACCAGCGCCGCCATAGCAGGCCGCGGTAGCGCCCGCAGGGCGAGAACTCGGCGCCGGAGTCGAGAAACAGGTCCACGCTCATGCGCCAGCCTCGTCATCTGGCTCGTCAACCAGCGCCCTCGCTTCCGCGATGACGGCGCTGTCGCAGTCATCGACGAACAACCCGGTTTTCACGCCGGCGCAGGAGGCGTGGGCCAGGATTTCCTCGCCATCGATGCACCCGGCGCTCACCCGCTCGTCACCGGGGCGCATGAACTCGCCACAAAGTTCGCAGCGCTCGAACCATTCCCCGCGATTGGCTTGGTCGAGCGCAGCGAGGGTCGGCCGGATCACTTCGATGCGGATACGTGCGGCTTCACGCGCGGCCTTGGCGTTACGCCGCTGCTCGAAGCCACGATGCAACCAGATCGCCATCTGCAACCGGGCCGCGGCATCGCGCCGCCAGAACGCAACTTCCTCCGCTGCGGCGCGCGCCGCCGGCCGCTGAGAAATGTCGATCAGCAACTCACCCAACAGGGCGTCCAGACGGGACACCTCCGCTTCGGCGGCGCGCCGCCGCTCGACCTCGCGGTTGTTGGCTTCGAGCAATACGGTAGTCCGTGCCGCCCATGACGGGCTTCCGGCGCCCTCGAAAACCGCTTCTTGCAGGCCGTCTGCGGCAAGCCAAAGCTGGCCGATCAGATGCGCGACGCCGGCACGGCCGGCCGCATGGGCGTCGAACGCCCCCAGGATTGTCGCCTTAGCGACCGCGATCGCGTCCTGCTCGTGTGAGCGTCTTTCGGGGCTGTGCGCAGCGGTATCCCGTGTCGGCGTATCGCTCATGCCGGGAACTCCGAATGCTCGCGTCCGTCGAGCAGATGGCCGGCGGCGCGCCTGCCGACGCGCGCGAAAATGCCGGGCCATTCGCAACTGCCGGCAGCAACGTCGCCAAGATCATCGGCGTGCCGCCACGCGCGATCGTCAAAATCAAGGTGGGCCGGAAACTGGTCTTCTGTCAGCCACTCGCCCATTTGTTTGAAGAAGAACGGGACGCCGGCTGCGGCACACTGGTCGCGTAGCGCGCGCGCCCAGGCCGGATGCATCGGCCGCGCGCCAGGGCCGCTTTCGCCGCCGGCGATGACCCAATCGAGGCTGGGCCGGCGCCGCCAGAACCAATCATAGGCGCCATCAATGAGGGCGCAGCCTGGTATCTCGTCGAGTCGCATCCGACGCCAGAACGATCCATCAAGATCGAATGGCCCGAGCAGCGGCTCGACTGAGAGGCCGTGGACCGGCAACGGGACGGCAAGCAGTTCGGGGATGCGCTCATCGGCGCGGCGCTGATCTTCGACGCTGGTCATCGCCCAGCAGCGCGCGAAGACGGCGTCGAAATCCGCCACAACCGGTTCGAAATTCGGCCTGCCGAGGATCGGATGGTCGAACATCAGCCACCGGCCGCTGTCGCGCAGCTCGGTGAAATAGTCCCGCATGACGGCGGGCCGCTTGGTCAGGAATTGCCCGATATGCGGCGAGTAGATGATCGCCGCGACGGCGCGGTCGATGTCCGCCCGCGGCCGGTCTTCATGGAACAGGTCCGCCATGTCGCCGACAAAGATCATCGACGGCTTGCCGGGACCGAGCCGTGGGTTCTTGGCGCCACGCCAGCGGACCGGCCAGGACCAGACATCGGCGTCATCGGCGGCGCGGGTGAGGTGACCGTTGAAGACCGGGCCGGCGTTGGACGGCGTCGTCGTGCCCGCGTAGAGCGGCAGATGCTTCAGCCGCCGGCCGGCAAGCCCTTGCGCGTAGCAGTTCGTGCAGCCGGGTGACTTGATCGAGCAACCACCGACAGGGTTCCAGGTCGCGTCCGTCCACTCGATCGCGGTGATGGCGCCCATCAGCATTTCCTCCACACGCGGCATTGACGCCCCGTCGGCGCGGCGGCCGTCTGTCCTGTCGGGACTGCCTTGCCGTCGGCCTTCAACTCCGGCAGCCGCCGCGCGACCTGGACGTGGTTGAGGCCGGTCCGGCTGGCGATCTGGTAGATGGTCGCCTCGCCGTCGGCCAGGGCGCCGAGGATCGCCCCGCAATGGGCCTCGGCACTGCTGAGCTGAGCCGCAGCCGCGTGCGACGTCTCAGGATCGGAGCGCCGCGCGCGATGCTCGGCTGCTGAATACAGGTCCACCTTCAGGCAGCTTTCGCTTCCGCGGCGGCCGGCGTGCACTGTTCATAGGGGATGAGTACGCCGCCGTTCTGGTCGGGGTTTCGGCGCAGGTATTCGTCCGTCTGCACGACATAGGACGCTATGGCGCCGGCGATGCTGGTGATCGGCCCGCTACCGGCCGGCGTGTCGACGACCTCGCCGATCGTCAGATGCGGCCTGACACCGTTGGCTTCCGCCCACAACTTGACGAATGCCCTCTCGGCGCCGAGCAGCGTGCTTGGCAGTCCGGCGAGGATGTCGACGAGGTGCTCGTCGGGCTGCCAGCGGTGGTCCCGCTCCAGCTTCCGGCACGCGCGATAGCCGTCCGTCTCGCCGACGACGCTCAGGAGATCCGCGACGATCTGATCGCGCGGCGTGCCGCCATATTCATCGCCGAGCCATTCGGCCACCTCAGGCAGGATTGCCGCGACCGCGGCGACCCGCACGCGGTCGTCGCGGTCGGTCGGCCGCGGCGGCGGGTTCGGCTGCTCGGGGAAGGCGAGCGGCAATAGGGCATCGGTGCGCTGATTTTCCATGTGCTACTCCAATTGCGGCGCCACGCGCCGCATGTTCGGGCCGTCCGACGGGCCGCTGAAATGGACGGTCACCGATGCGGCCTCACGGGCCGCGCGCATTGCGCGAAGGCGCGCCGTAACCCCGTCTGGACCCTCAGGGCCATAGCGCCCTGTGCTATCGAGCAGCACGGCCCGCGGGTTGCGCCCGAGGCGCAGCCCGAACATCAGCGTGTCCCACGCCTCGCGGTGGTCGGAGCGAAAGAACGGAAGGGGCGCGGCCCATATCGCAAAATCGTGCTGCGGACCGCGCAGCGCGGCGGGATCGTCGACGCTATAGATCTCGGAGACGGCGCCGGTCGGCCAAGAAAGGCGCGCGCGCGGCCAGTCCACCGCGGGGAGCGAAGGTGAGAAATGCCACATGAAGGCCAGATCGCCCGTCACACGATCAGCGGTGGTCACCAGGGCGATGCGTTTGCGCTCGTCGGCGATGGCCGCAAGCATGAGATCGTGAAGCGCAAGCCGACGCGGGCGCGCGACCCGCACAATGTCGATCTGGAGGCCGACATTGTTCTCGGCGAGCCAAGAGGCGACACGGGAGGTTGGATCGGTCATCCGGCGTCTCCTTGCGGATTGCGATGATCCCCGAGAGCGGCGGCAGGATTACGATGGCCTTGCGGCACTCCGGGGCTGGCCGCCACGCTCGGGGATGGGGTCAGAAGGGCATCGGCACCGGTACAATGGCCTTGCGGCAGGAACTCCTTGGCCTTTGCTCTCCTGGTGGGCTTGGCGCGGACGCCGGTCATCACGGACATGGCGGTGTCCGCGCCGATCAGGGCCGAAGCGGAGTCGGCATAGGCAGTCGGGCCTTTCGGCAACCTTCGGACGGCGTTCTCCGCTTCGGTTTGGTTCGGGGCGCCGGCGGCAACGGTCGCATGGCCTTGCGGCATCAACCAATCGGCCTCCGGCGCCCCGATCTCTTGTGCCGCGACCTCGGCGTGCCAGACACGCCACAGGTCGCGCAATACGCGCTTGGCCATGAGGCGCCGGGCGGCCATGTCGGCGTGCGCCGGCGTCCATTTGTCGGGGTTCTTCTTGCCGCCGAGCTCGGCCGGCAGGTCCGCCGTGGCGGCGACGCGCAGCGTGTACCGCGCCTTCGCCCGCCCATAGACCTCGCCATAGGGGCCGATCGCGTGCGCCTCGGCAACAATGCCGAACGGCTCGGCGAGTTCCCTCAACTCCTCTATCTTCTTGACTTGCTTCAGGTCGATGTCGCGGCGCTGGATTTCCGCAGCGGCGGCCGGGTCATCCTCCAGCGCCTTACGGTAAGCGCCGACCTCACTGCACCATTGCTGCCTCAGCATGGCATCATAGATGCCGACATAGATGGCGGAACGCCGCCACTTGTGCATCTGGCGTACCGCCGTCTCGTTCTCTCCCGCGCCCGCGAACCCCAGACCGAGCCGCTTCCACATTTTCGAATGGGAGGGGAAATCGGACAGACCCCGGTCCTGCGCGCCGTGGCAATGCGCCACGATCACGGCAAACGTCAGATCGCCAAACCCATTGACGGACCTGACCCAGGCGTAGGCCGGCAACTGCGGCGCCAGCCGCTCCATTTGCCGCTCGATCTTTTTCCTCTCCTTTTCGAACAGGGCGACCGCCACCAATGCGGCCATGACCGCGCCGCGCCAGGCCCCGGCCGTGTTCTCGGCGCCCTCGGCATCTGCCTTGACCGCAGCGACGATCTGACGGGCGCGTGCCGCGATCTTCTCGCTTTCGGCTTTCGACAGGTCGCTGCGCCACCCGAGGGCGCTGCGAAGTTGTCCTCCCATGCGATTTGAAATCGCCGTCGTTTGACTGACGAGGCCGGCCCTGACCCGATTGAGTCCGGCCAAGGCCTGCACCGCGTCGCTCAGCATGACAGACCTCCGGCGATGCGCAGCGCCTCCGCCATGATCGCCTCGGTGATCTGGCTGCGGATCGGTTTGCGCGGGTCCGCAATCAGGCTGCAGAGCGCTTTGGCGAGCGCGAGGTTGCGGCCCGTCCGCTCAGCCCAGGCGCCGACCTCCTCGGTCGTGCAGTCGAGCATCGAGCGGCCGTTGACGCGAACTTCCTCAAATTCGGGATGGGCGGAACTGCGGACCGCAGCGGCGGCGTGCATCGCCCGCAAGCGACCCTGCTGGATTTCTTCACTCGGCGCCGGGGGCGAAACAGCGGTTGCTTGGCCTTGCGGCACTCGGTTGCTGGCCTCGCCCCCGGCATGGGTTGCCGTTCCCGGATCTGCATTACGGCTCGGGCCTCGCGGCAATCCGGTTCCGGCCTCTCCGGGAACGGCATTTTGTCCGACCCGCGCATCGGCATCTGTAGCCTGGCCTTTCGGCAAAGATGCCGTGGCCTTTGCGCGGGTCGGTGTGGTTTCGCCTTTGCGGCGAATTTCGTCGTCGAGCGATTTGTTCAGCGCCGGGCGGCTTGCACCGCAGTATTCCCACAGGATCGCCTCCGGGTCGGCGTCCCGGCTGACGCAGAGCCGGAAATAGCCGTCGTTGCCATCGACACCGAACAGTCGCACCTCATCGCGCCGGATCACCTTGAGGCGTTCCCGCGGCGTCAGCGGCGGCTCTGGCTGTATCCTTGAAACGGCGCGCCGCAACTGGTCGTTGACCTGTGCTTCCAATTCACTTTCCCCCATCATCACGGGCTGCCGCCGCCGAGGCATCGGGATTTCGGCCTTCCGGCATATTCCTTATGGCCTCGGCGGCGCCCTCGGTCGTGGCGTCCATCAGGAAATCAGTGTTGGTGACGGTCGGCGCCGCCGGCGGCAGGTCGCGCACCTCTTCGAGGATCGACAGGCCGCCGAGGTTATCCATGAAGCCGGCGCGCAGCGCGATCGCCGTCGCCCGGACCATCAGCATTTCGCCCGGCGCGTTCATCCACCACGGCCGCTTCGGGTTGCGCCACAGACCGGCCCGGCGCGCGTCACGGATCGAGTAGCGGCCGACATAGGGCTCGCTTTGGCCGCGGCGCCAGATGCGGTAATCGGCGCTAACGGCGTCGGTGAACTCGGCCAGGGTGTTCTCGTCGCGGACATCGTCGGGGACGCCGAGCAGCTTGCGCTCGACCCGCTCGACCAAGCCGCCGCGCTGCGCCAGGGCGAGCGCGCCCGCACACAGAATGCAGTAGCGGCCGTCCTGCAGGATGATCTTGTCGAGCGCCGTCGAAGGCGGCATGCCGAGGTCGGCGCCCATGCGGATCGCGACGACGAGGCGCGCCTTTGTCTGCTTGTCGTTACCCGTGACGACGAAGGTGTTCGGCACCGTGCCGGCGCGGATCAGCTCAATCGCCCGCTGGCCGGCCTCGCGCGCGGTGACACGCGGGGGCGCATACCCGGCCTTGATACGCTCCGGCGTATCGGCAGGATTCGCAAATCCGGCCCGAAGCGGCGCGGGCGCCGCCGGCCTTTCGCGCACTTGTGAAGCGCCCCGGTTCCGGCCGCCTTTGTCGGTCAGGCCATCCGACAAAACAACGCGGCCGACAACGAGATCCCCATCACAAACATGCGTATCTTGCGCTTTTTGTTTGCCGACCGAGGCGCTGATAACGGACATTCTCAGACGCCTTTTCCCGCGTCCGGCGCCGCCTCGGCGGCCACTTCGATCTCCGTTGCCGCCAGCCAGCGCCGCAGGATCTCGTCGCTGGTTTGCGCGTTGTCCGCGTTCTTGACGGCGCCATTGACACTGCGGATCAGCTCCATGACGCCGGCAAGGGTCGCCTGCCCGAGGCCGGCGCTCTGCCGGCCGTGTTGAGCGGCCCATTTGATCATCGCCGCCACGGTGTCGCGCGCATCGGAAACCACGGCCGGGTTTTCGTCGTCAAGTTCGCGCAGCGTCGCCCACAGCCAGACCAGGGTCGGCGCGTGACGATCGCGTCCGAGAAGTACGAACATCGGCTCGTCCGGCTCCGCCTTGTCGTAGCAGTCGCACTCGCCTGGATTGCTCTTTGTTGCCATCGTGTGTTCGATCCTTAATCGGTGGAGGGCGGGGAACGCCCGGCGATGTCGCATCTGCGGATCTCGGCGACGCCGAGTTGCCGTTTCAGAAAGGCGACCGTCACGTCATGCCAGTCGCTCCTGATGACCTTCCCGTCAGCGACGTAGAGGTAGTCGCCGTAGACCGGATAATCGTCCGGCAGGACAGGCTCTCGAAGATCAGGCATCGCTTTCGCGTCCCTCTTTGTTCGCAAACGGCACCAGGGCATTTCCTTGCCCCATGCCGCGCGACACGAGCATGGTTCCCTTGGGCAAGGCCGCACGCGCTACCGCCGGAACCCGGCGGTAGCGCGTCCCGGGCCGCCATTGGTGCGGCGCGTCTCGGGCGCTGGCGCCGGCTCTACCGCGACCTGCGCAGGAGCCGCCACCGGCTCGACCGTGAGCAGCGCTGGCGCGAAGACGCCCGGCTCCATCAGGTCGAGCTCCGGCTCGTCGAAATACTCCCGGGCGATCGTGCTGCCCTCGTGCAGCGCCTCCGGCTTGACACCAATCCGTGTGCAGCCGTTCAGCCAATCGGTGACTGATTCGACAATGCCGACAAGGCCCGTCACCCGATGCTGCACGCGGTCGCCAAGACCGATGCCGCCGCTGACGGCGCCCCGGATGACCAGCGGCGGATAGACGGCGCGCATCATCAAAACCAAGCCCGCCTGGTCGTAATCGCACATTTTGAGGGGCTGCCCTTCCTTGTCCAGCCCCTCCGGCTGGATTCCCATGCGAACGGAGCCAGTCAAATAGCGGGTCACTGTGGTGACGATCCCCTGGAAGCGGGTGATCGGATCCTCGGCACGGTCACCGAGGCCGATCGGTTGAAAATCGGGCATGCTCATCGCTCTCCTGCTAGGCGGCCGCCAGATAGGCCGGAAATTCCAGATGGTCGAAGGTGTCGATATCGCTGATATCGACCCACGGATCGGTGCCGAACGACTGCCAGCACTCGGCGAATTTGCGCATTCCCTCGGCGATCTCGATGCGCGCGACATCGAGGACGCTGCCCTCGCCGAGCACCATGCCGCGCGCGACCGCCGCCGGGCCCTTTTGCTGAAAGACAAACATGAAGGTGTGCAAGTCCGACTGCTCGGCGAGGGACTTGATGAAGCCGCGGTCGACCTCGCCGGAGACGCGGCCCTCGGCGGCGAACCGTCGCGCCTGGAAGGCACCTCGCAGATAGAGCGCGGCCTGGATATGGTAGGCATGGTTCGCCACGGCGTTGGCGATGGCGCGCCGCACCGGAATGCGGTTGATGTTGGCGAAGGACTTCAGGTCGACGATCGCCAGCGGCTTCAGGTAGTCGAAGCGGCATTTCAGAGGGACGCCGGTCTCCTCGTCGATCCAGAACACGGAGACCTGCGGCAGGCCGCCAGTGAATGCGCGGCGCAGTTGCGGGTGGTTGTCGATCATCGCTGCGGCGAGCTCGATCCGCCGCACGGTCTCGGCCGGCAGGAACTCCCGGCCCGGGTATTTCCCCTCGTGTTCGCGCTGAATCGTGTCCCAGACCTGGGCAGCCGGATCGACGTCGGCCAGCCTGGCGATCAGCTCAGACTTGCGCTGCGATTTCGTGGCCTTGAGACCGAGTTCGACGAGGACCGCCGCCAACTGCTCGTTCGTGCGCAACGCGTTCGGATGGGCAGCCGGATCGAGCGCTGGCGCGTAGAGCGCGTCGAACGCCGCCTTGCCCTCGACGATCCGCTTGTCGTAGGCCCGGCCGTCCCGCAGCGCGACGGTGTCGCGCGGCTCGCGCTCGGGATTGAGGATGCTGTCGACCCAGAAGTCGAGGGTCGATATGCGGATGTTCCGGATGCCGCTCGACGACAGCGCGAGGGCGCCATGATATTGCTCGTCAGGCATCCCGAAATAAATCCCGGGCTCGACCGTCAGCGGATGGTTGACCGATATCGGGTAGGTCCAGTCGCTCAATGTGGCGTCCCTCCCCAGATGATCGAGGCCAATTCCAATCCGGCGTAAACGGTGAGCGCCATACCGGCCACGGCGGCCATAGCTGTGGCAGTGATCCAGCCGGCCTCAGTCGCGCGCGAGTCGGCGACAACCGGCGGGACAGGGCGCTTCAAAACGAGGAGATTGCCGAGGCGCCCAGAAACGGCGCACAGCTCCCAGCCATCGTCACCGAAGGGCACGAGCCGCTCGGAGAGGCTAAGTTCGGTGAAATTCAGGTCGAGGGTCCGATATTCCCACCGCCCCGTCACAGTCTCCGCCGCATCCCGGCTCATGCTGCGGCCTCCTCCGGCAGGAGGGCGCCGACAACCGCGCCGTCGTCGATCACAATGCCGGTCGCGGCGGCGCCGTCACTGACACGCTCCAGCCAGAGCTGGTAGCCGTTGCCGGCGACCACTTCGGACAGGATGCGCAGGCTGTCATCGTCGAGCAACGAACCGTCACGTACGCAAAGGACGCGAAGGTTGGGATTCCCGGCCATGGCGATACCGACCGAGACCCGGATTTTTTCCGCCTGACTCGCCTGATTGAACGGCAGCCCGCGGTACATCACCTCGCCGTCGCCGAAGCCGAGTCCTTCGACCGGGAATTGCGCCCGACCGATCGCATCGGCCTTCTGCTGGTCGCAGGCTTCAATCGCATCGGTAAGCGTGCGCGATTGCGTCTCCAGGATATCCGCTTCGGCCTCTACCGTGCTCCGTCTGACACGTTCGGCGATGGCGGCGTTGGTCTGCTGCGCCGCGCCGATCGCGACGGCGAGCGCCGCGGTGTCAGTCGGCTCCGGCAGTGGCGGCAGCGCGGCGATGTTGACAAAGATCGCCGTCCGGTCACTTTCCAAGTCGCGGATGTCGCTCCACAGTTTGCGCGCCTCCTGCAGCAGCGTCTTGCGCCGCGCGCGGAGCTTCAGGGACTCGGTGCGCTGGCGCTCGACATGCTGATTCATACCGGCGCGCCGGGAGCGTTCACGCTCAACCCCGCGATTGTGCTCGCTGGCCCGCGCCACCTCGGCCATCAACGCCTCAGTGTCGACCGGCGTCGCCGGCAGGTCGGCGGCAACCTCGATACCCGCCGCCTTGCCGCGCAGCGCCTGCGCCTCACGGTTGACGTCGGTGCGCTGCGCGTAGTGCGTCGCACGCTGCTCGGCGAGCTCGTCAAGGTTGATGTCGAGGTGGACGAAACGGCGCAGTGTCTCGATCTGCTCCTTGGGCCGCATGCGGGTGAACGCGAGAGGATCGAACGATATCGTCCCGATCAGCTTGTCGAGCACCGCCTGCGGGCTCGGGAACCGAGCGCCATTGTGCTGCGCGACGGTGAGGGGCGAGTTGCCGCTCGGCAAGAAACGCCGGGTGACGATCAAGTCGCCGAGATCAAGAGTAATCTCGGCGCGGTCGGTGCCCTCGCGGATCGGGCGCGACGGGGCGACATCGGCGCCTCCGAGCGCCGCCCAGATCGCGTCGAGGACCGAACTCTTGCCCTGGCCGTTGCGGCCGCGGATTTCGACAATCGGCCCCTCGGGCCTGATTGCCACGGCCCGCAGCCTTTTGAAGTTCTCGGCGGCGAACGATACGATCTGCATAGTAGGTGTCTCCAGCGGAAGGGGAAGAAAGCCGTTCAGTCGCCCGGGACCAGCACGCGCGCCCGGCCGATCGCAGCGCTTACGACCGGCCGGAGCGCGGTCATTTCCGCGTGGCCGCCGGTGTTCAGAAAATCATCGCCGCCCGGGCCGGGGGCTGCCGCCTCCAGGAAGCGGCCAACCCGCTCGAGCACTGGCAAGGCAATTTCCAGCGCCATGTCGGCGGCGCTGCGGGCGCGCCGGTCGAGCCCTCGCGAGCCAGACATCAGCGGCGGCGTAGCGGGGCCGACATAAACCCACCACGACAGCTCGCGCGGCGCGGATGGCTCGCGGCCGTCCATCAGGTTCCAGCCGTTGCCGGCCCAGACCGCGACCATCCAGTTGGGCGAGCCGGTGTCGCGGCGCAGCCAGTGCAGCGTGCCTGCGACGGTGCCGGCTGGCGGCGAAGCAAGCGGTTCGCGCGACATCACGTCACCACCGTCAGGCCGTAGAGGAAGACGAACACGGCGACGCCGAGCGCCACGACAGTAATGACGCGCTCGGTCATGCCGCCCTCGCGCTCGGCGCGTCGGGGTCTTGGCCGGCGGCCCGGATGACGGCGCGGTCGAGCAGGAATTTATGAGTCCGGGTCAATTCCGCGGCCGCCTCGGGATTGACCCGCGCCGCATGCTCGGCTGCCCAGCCGAGCATGGCGCGATGATATCGGCACAGCCGCCGTTGATAATCCTGGTCGGCCTCGTCGCTCTTTCGCTTGGACTCCCAGGCCGCATGAGAGAGGCCGAGGGCGGCGCCCCCGAGGGGCTCTGCGGGCGGGTCGACATAACCCTCCGGCACGGGGACAAACCCCGCTGCCGCGGCGATGCGATAATCGGCCTCGGAGCGCCCGGCGCGGACCCGGCTGCCGCCGAGATAGGTCGCAAGAACCTCAATGACCGCGTCGGGGCAATCGCGATGCACGACCCTATCGCCAACAGCAAAGCAAGGCGGCTCGCCGATGGGTGCCGGCTCGTCGCGCTCCGGCATTGGGTCGGGGATGCGGTCGGGACCGAACGGCGGCGCCTGCACGGGCGGCGCGTCATCGTAGGAATTTCGCGGCTGTGCGGCCATCGGCCCGATCCCCCTGGAAACTGAGGGACACTCTAATGCGGGACAGATACCGCGTCAATATGTATTACGGGATATATACCGCGCGAATGCGCCGCGATCCCCCCGCGTCAACAGACGCGACCAAACCGCAAACTAAATATGTCGGCCGCGGGGAACGCGCCTATAGTTCAACCAGCGCTTGAGGGAGAAGCACCTTGCGGGGGAGCAGCACCTTGACAGATGCGGAGCACCGCCTGTTGGCGGTCGTGGCCGACGGGTTGCCGCGATACGTTTGGGTGAAGCGCTTTCTGGTCAACCCGAGTCTATGGCTGCGCTTGCTGTCCACCCTGCGGCGCCATGCGGCGCCGGTCACCGAAGGCGCGAGGCGACCAGTCGTCGGATCAGGCCGTCTATCAGCCTGAGCGCGCTGGCCTCGTCCAGCGATTCGCCCGCGGCGGCACGCTCAGTCAGTACATCATAGACCGCAGAGGCGATATCCGCCCTCAACAGACTGGCGTCCTGAACATTTTCGCCGCTGATCGCGCGGTCGGCGGCGAGCAGCGCCAGGCGCAGGCGCTCTCTGTCCAGGTGGCCGTCCGGCGGGGGAGCCATCACAGAGACCTCGTCCTCGATGAGATGGCGCGCAGGGACGCCCAGCGCACGCGCCAGCGCCAGCAGCTTCGCGGCGGCCGGTGAGCTGTTTTTGTTGCGGCGCAGGTCACGGATAAAATCCGCGCCCAGGCCAGCGCCGAGGGAGATCGCCCGGTCGCTGTGCCGAGATCCCCGATCTCCTGCTGCCTGCTGCGCCGCGTCAATTCGACGCAGAAGCTCATCTCGATCCATGCCGCGATTATCCCGCATGCGGCCGCAATGCTCACGCGGTATATTTCCCGTTGACAGACGGGATAGATACCGCGATATTGCGGGGCATGTCCCTTGTCGACTCGCTCCTCGCCGTGGCCCGAGATTATTCCGAGGCCACCGGCCTGTCGCTGGCGACCGTCGCGACCGCGGCGGCAAACGACGGCAAATTCTTCGCCAGGATAGCCCGCGGCGCCGGCCTGACCACCCGCCGTTACGAGTGCGTTATGCTGTGGTTCAGCGAACGGTGGCCGCAGGATCTTCCCTGGCCGGAAAATGCCGACCGTCCGAATAAAGCTGCAAGGGAGGCGGCCACGCCATGCTCTGTGACGTAGTTTGCGCAGATACCCTGGCAATTCTGGTGCTCGGCTTCTGCCTGTTGCGCACCAACGGGCGCCTTTCACGATTGCGGGACGCGGTGCTCGGCCTTGCCAGCCTGCGGGGTGGTCACGAAAATGGCGACCAACACTCCAGCCTGCGGAACAACCGCGAAGATGACCGTTAGCATCGACGATCATTCGGACGCAATGCCACTTCGCCTGGTTGCACCCGAGCGAAGTGGTATTGCGTCATGTCCGCCTCACCGCGCTGGGCTGGCGCGTCGAGCCGAGGGGGAGCTCCAATTGCCGGCGTCCGCGCGAGGGGGCCGGAAACGCAACGATCACTGCTGTAGGCCGAACCGAGTTCGCGGACCGCTCCCGGGGGGAGAGCGGTCCGCGACGGCCCGTGGGCGTGGCGGCGAACGCTTGGGGGGAAGCGCCGCCGCTGCCGTCATCACTGCGCGCCGCGGATTCTGCCGCCGCGCCCATGGGCCAGTTGTTTTCCTGTGCAAGCCGCTGTGCAAGCCGCGAAACGAGATCGCCTATGCTTTGAAGTCCGCCAGTACCTCCGATCCTGTGGCGCGTTTCCATGCCCCAGACAATAACAAGAGATACCTGACGTGCCGAGAGCACCGAAACGAAGCAGAACTGCGAAGATGCGCAATGTGATTGCAGTCCGTGCCGGCGCGGCCCTTGACCGGCTTTACCCTGGGCCGCACAGGGACAAGCTGATCGCCCGGGACTTCGGGGTGTCCGTGCGCATGGCGCAGTACCTACGCACCGGGCAGCATTGGACGATCGACCACCTCGCGCAAGCGAGCGCGTTACTCGGCGCTGCCTTCGACCGGGCACTTTATTCCCCCGCCCAGGATCAGCAGCACTTTGACGAAATGGGCGATATTTCGAGCCGGCTTGGCCGGCTGGAGGCATGGCGTGGGGACATGGCTGGCCGGGCTGAGGCGGGATTGGCACCGCCGGAACGCGTTGCTGTTGACGGCAGCGGCCGAGCGGCGGGCGGCGCAGATGGGACGCCTGATTGCGAGGGCGCGCCGCCATGAGCGTCTAGCTGGCGCGCTGCACCAACAGTTTTGCCGTGCCCGGCCGAGCCGGAACGACGCGTGGGACGCCCACATCATAGGGGGACGCGATGCCTGACGTTGGAGGGATTGCCGGCGAGCGCCTGAAATCCTTCATCGAGCGCGTCGAGCGGCTCGAGGAGGAGAAGCGGGCGCTTGCGGCCGACATCAAGGAGGTGTTTGCCGAGGCCAAGGGCACCGGCTTTGACACCAAGGTCATGCGCCAGATCATCAAGCTGCGGCGCATGGACAAGGACGATCTCGACGAGCAGGAAACGCTGATCGACATCTACAAACGCGCCCTCGGCATGCTGCCCGGCGAAGATCACGCCGAGGTCGATCCTCCATAAAAAGCGCAGAACACGCACTTTTTTGTTTCGGAGGTAATGAATGATTTTGGCGTCCCTCAACCGCCTCTACGATCTTCTCGTCGAAGCCGCGGTGGCCGGAAAGCCTTGCCCGACGAATGACGAGCTGTCCTGCGAGATCGGCGGCCGCCGGGCCGAGCGCCTCATCGCCATGCTCGAAGAGGACGGCAAGATATCCCGCGTGATGGACGGCCAATATCGGGTCGTAACGATCCTGTCGGGCCCATTCGCCGGCGCGGCGACCGGCGCACCGGCGCAAGAGGTTCGGACCTGTGCGATCTGCGGATGCGCGCTCTACCGGCGACCGCATGGCAAATTCTCGCAAACCTGCGTCAGTCCAAGTTGCAGAAAGGAACTCTGGCGCCGCACCTTTGGCTGCCCCGAAAGGACGACGGAATTCCATTGGCCGACAACGCAGCCCGACGCCTTGCCGCAAAACTGCTTCGCAGCCCATAACCTGAAATTTCGACCGATGCCCGGGGTCATCTCCCGACCGGAATCCATGACGCTCGGCGGCGTGTCCGCGGCATGGGCCGTGCGAGGCGGCGTCGATGGGTAAGCGTCATTGGTCGCAGGTGACGCGCCGGCTGCCGAAGGCACTCAGGACGACATCGGACGGCATCACCTTCGACAGCGCCGGCGAGAAATCCCGCTGGCACCAACTGCAATTGCTGGAGCGCGGCGGCCAGATCGCCGCGCTGCGCCGGCAGGTGAAGTTCCCGTTGATCCTGGCAAACGGGCGCCCGATCAAGATCCGCAGCGCCGGATTTCCGAACGGCCGGGCGTGCAACTACCGCGCGGACTTCGCCTATACCGTCACCGGCACCGGCGAACGCGTCGTCGAGGAGCACAAAGGACACGACGACCCGGTTGCCCGCCTGCGACGCGCGGTCGTCGAGGCGCTCTACAATATCGAGATCACGCTGACCGGACCGGCGGCCCGACGGCGGCGCGCGCCGTGACGGTAACAATCCTCATCGGCGACGCGCTGCGGCATCTGCGGCAACTGCCGGGTGACAGCGTCCATTGCCTCTGCACGTCGCCGCCATACTGGCGGCAGCGCGATTATGGCGTCCCCGATCAGCTCGGGCTTGAAGGGACTCCTGAGGGCTATGTCGCAAAGTTGACCGAGGTCTTCCGCGAGGCGAGGCGGGTGCTGCGCCCGGACGGCGTCTGCTGGATCAACATCGGCGACAAATGGGCAGCAAGCGGTCAAGGGGGAGGCGCCCAAAGCAAGGAGCACGCATACGGATCGGTTCCCGACGCCGCCAAATCACGAGAGTGGCGCAAGCCGCCGCACGGCTACAAAGATAAGGATCTGCTCGGACTTCCTTGGATGCTCGCCTTTGCGCTCCGGGCCGACGGATGGTGGCTCCGGCAATGCAATATTTGGGCGAAGCCGAACGGGATGCCCGAGTCGACGCGGGACCGCACGACAACCGCCCATGAATATGTGCTGCACCTGACGAAATCGGCCGAGTATTGGTACGACAGCGCCGCAACCCGCTTGCCCGCAGTTCCCGAGAGCGTCGGCCGCCTCGAACGCGCGATGCGCGCCAGCCTCGATGCCGGCGCTTTCGTGATCAGCGGCAGCGGATATGAACCGCCTGGGCAGCCCCCGCACCAGGGAGCGCGCCGCACCGATAAGCAGCGCGGGCACACCAGACGGCACGCCGGGTTCAACGACCGCTGGGACGCGATGTCCCGCGCCGAACAGCAAGGAAAGGGCTCGCAGCTTCGTTCCGTCTGGTGGTTGCCAACCGCCAACTTCGCGGAGGGCCATTTCGCGGTCATGCCGGAAGAGTTGGCGGCGATTTGCGTGCTCGCGGGGTGTCCGGCCGGCGGCACGGTTCTCGATCCATTTGCGGGCGCCGGCACCACCCTGATGGTAGCCGACCACCTCGGGCGCGATGCCATTGGCATCGAATTGAACCCGGCGTTCGCCGCCATGGCGGAGAGGCGCGTCAAAGAGCCTGGCCTGATGCTCGATGCGGCACCGACGGCGGAGCGCGCTGCGTGACGGTTCGGGTGGAACACGACGACATGATGCAGGCGATCCCGCGTCTCGTCGCGGCGGGCGCGGTCTGCGACGCGTGCGTTTGTGACCCGCCATACCACCTCACGGCAACGCAGAAACGCTTTGGGGCGGCCAACAGCGCACCCGCGCAATACGGCCGTGACGGCGCCATGTCGCGCCTGTCCGGCGGTTTCATGGGCCAGCAATGGGACGGCGGCGACATCGCTTTCCGGCCCGAGACCTGGGCGACGGTCGCGACGATCCTGCGGCCTGGCGCCTTCCTCGTCGCGTTCGGTGGCACGCGGACCTATCACCGCCTCGCCTGCGCGATCGAGGACGGCGGCTTCGTGATCCAGGACTGCATTATGTGGTTGTTCGCGACCGGGTTCCCGAAGCGCCGCGACATGCTCAAGCCCGCTTACGAGCCGATCGTGCTCGCCTACAAGCCGGGCGGCACGCGGACGATGCAGGTCGATGAATGTCGAGTCGAGGGTGTGGTGCCCTCGACCACGCAGGGACAAGCTATTTCGGCGGGCGTCATCTACGGCAATGATCAACGCACGCTCCGACAATTAAATGGGCATAACGCCGGCCGCTGGCCCTCCAATGTCGCCACGGACGGCAGCGACGAAGTGCTCGCGGCGTTCCCGCAGAGCGCCGGGCAGCAGGGCGACGTGCGCGGCAGCGAGCCGAGCGCCACGGGCGATAACGGCATCTACGGCCATTTTGACCGCGTGCCATTCAACAAGCGTGTCGGCGAGGCGTCTGCAGAGCGGCGTTACACCGATGCCGGTTCCTCTGACTCCGCGATGCTGCCCGGCGCGCGGCGCGGTGACGCTGGCTCCGCCGCTCGATTCTTCTTTTCGGCACAGCCAGCCCCGGCCCCATGCGATCTTTGCGGGTGGCCGCGTGACGGATTTACAGGGACAATGGCCGAATGCAATGCACCTGTATCCAGCGCGGCCAGCACTTCATCGCAACCGGCCATAAATCCGAAGCCGCCCGCTTCTGTTCCAGGCGATGTTCCGGGCTATTTACTGCTCGGCGACGGGGACACGAGCCGAGCGTCGAGCGCCCCTGCGAGCAATGCGGGAAGCCATTCATCGCCCCACCATCCGACCACGCCAAGTTCTGCTCCGTTGCCTGCCGAGGTTTGGCCGCTGTCAAAGATCGTCCAAAATGTGGAGTCTGCGGCGCATCTGTGCGGCTCATGCGCAACCGCTATTGCTCAAAGTCTTGCAGCGTCAAGGCTCGGCCTCGCCCCGGAGTTACCACCCTTTCCGGCGTCTATATCCGAAACATCAAGGCAAATCCTGACCCGCAGCCTTGTGCTATATGTGGCGGGCCGGGAAAGCACAGACACCATCCTGACTACGCCGAGCTTGAGCGAATTGTTTGGCTCTGTGTTCCATGCCATCGCCGAGAACATCAACTCGGAAAGAAACGTGGGAAAGGTGAATATCGGGTCCGGCCAGAAACGATTCCATTTCTCAAGTAAGGCCCAAAAATCTGATCGTTGGGGCAGCCGCCACCCGACAATTAAACCGGTCGAGTTGATGAAGTGGCTGGTGAAATTGGTTTGCCCCGAAAATGGGACGCTGCTTGATCCGTTTGCCGGCAGCGGCACGACGGGCGTGGCCGCCCTTGCCACCGGCCGCAATGCGATCCTGATCGAACAGCAGGCCGCTTACGTCGCCGACATTCACGCGCGCCTCGACCACTACCGCGGCGAGGGGCGCCATTCCCTCGCCGTCAAGAACAGGTCGCGCGGCGCCCAGCCGGCGGAAGACGGCGACCTGTTCTCATGCGCAACCAAAGAGGATGCCGCATGAGCGCCGTCGCATTGCCCACCTACCTGCGGCAACGGCTCGCCATCGAATTGCCGCCATATCTACAAGGCCCTCTCGACAGGTTCCTTTTGGATTTGGCGCAGCAGGCCTTTGAAAACGGGAGGAAAGCGGGGGAGAAAGAAGCCTTCGAGCGTCTGACGGGGCACCGCGACCTGAAGCCGACGATCGGTGCCATCCAGCGCATCGTGGCTGAGGATTTCGCGCTGCCGCTAATCGACATGACGTCGGACCGACAGTCGCGGAACGTCGCGCGCCCGAGGCAAGTTGCCATCTTCCTGTGCCGCCAATACACTGATTTCAGCCTGAAGGTCATCGGCAAACACTTCGGCGGAAGAGACCATACGACTGTCAGTCACGCCATTTCCACCGTTAACAGACTGGCGAAATCCGATCTGCAATTTGCCGATAGGATCGCGCGGATACGGTCCGCCGTGGAGTCTGCCTTTAATGGCTGATGGCGTCCGCCCCCCTATCGATTCAGATGTCGACCTGCGGGATTTCCCCTTTACGCCGATGTTCCGGGCCCGACTGTTCGGGTCGTCTTTTCACGCGCGGGCCAACGATTCCGAGTGGCGGGCTGGCGTGACGCTTTGGCTAAAGAGCCAGGATCAGGTGCCGGCCGGCAGCCTTCCCGATGACGATGTTGCGCTGTGCCGGCTTGCCGAGCTCGGCCGCGACCTGAAATCATGGAAAAGGATCAAGGCTGTCGCGCTGCACGGGTGGTATCGGTGCTCCGATGGGCGCCTCTATCACAACGTCGTCACAGAACTTGTAACAGACCAGTGGCAGCGGAAGCGTGCGCAGCGTGATCGGACCAGCAAAGCCCGCGCCGAGAAGGCCCTGAAGCGTCAGTCACAATCTCTGTCACAGAACGGCAAGGAACCGGACTCCGCGCCTGTCGCTGAGCCAGTAACAGGCTCCAAGGGACAGGGACAGGGACAGGGACAGGGACAGGGACAGGGACATTCAGATGCCGTTGCATCTGGCGCTGCCGCGCCGGCGCCCGATCCGGTGAAGGAGCTCTGGGATCGGGGATTGGCAATTCTCGGCAACCGGCAGCGCACGCTGCTCGGTCGCCTGCGTCGGGAACACGGAGACCCGGCCGTCCTGGCGGCCATCGTGTCATGCGAGAGCGAGCGACCGAGCGACCCCGTGTCGTTCCTGATCGCCTGCTGTAAGCGAAATTCGGAGCAGAGCAATGGACGACGGGGGCGTGGTGATTTCGACGCGCGGCAGCGTCGGGGCAATGACGACCGAGACCGCGGCATCGAAATTAACCGAGCCTTCGTGGCTGGCGACCTGGACCCTCAACGACCCGGTTCCGGTCCCGGCGGAGGCGGTCACCCAATCATTGACCTCGTTCCAGAACGCCTTGATCCCGGCGACGAGCGAAGAGGTCAGCGTGTTGCTCGATCAGGCGATCAAGTTGCACGGCACCCCTGAGGGCTGGGAAATCCAGGTCGGGCTGTATCACCGCCTGCTGAACGATATTCCGCGCGACCTTCTCGCCGAAGGCATGTACCTGGCGCTGCGCGACGGCAAGTGGTTTCCCAAGCCGGCGGAAATTCGCGAGCCGATCAGAAGCGTCCTCGCGCGCCGGCAACTCACCGCGAAACGCCTTGATCTGGCGCTCAGCCGCGCTCGCCGGGAGAGCAGGAGTCAACCCACGCGGCGGCCGAGCGAGGAGGAGAAGCGCGAGGTGGAAGCGATCATCGCGACGCTGTGCGCCAGATCGCCGCGCCACGAACGGCCGCGCGAATCCGAGCGGATGACAGGCGCCGAGCGCGAGCGTGTTGCCGCGGAGACCAAGAGTTTTCGTTTGCCGGGAGCGGATGATCCCGGCGTCAAAAAATGGCTGCGGGCCATGGGAGAGGAGTGAGCAATGGCGGGTTCGATCAACAAGGTTATCCTGCTCGGCAACGTCGGTAAGGATCCGGAAATCAGGTCGACACAGGACGGACGCCGTATCGCGAACTTCTCGATCGCGACATCGGAGACGTGGAAAGACCGCGCCTCCGGCGAGCGCAAGGAGCGCACGACCTGGCACAACATCGTGGTGTTCAACGAACATCTCGTGCCGATCGTCGAGCAGTACGTCAAGAAGGGGTCGAAGCTCTACGTCGAGGGCGCGATGCAGACCCGCAAGTGGACCGACAACCAGGGCCAGGACCGCTACACGACCGAGGTCGTTCTGGCGCAATACCGCGGCGAGATCGCGCTGCTCGGCGACAGCCACAGCAACCGCCCGCCCGCCGCCGGCAGCGCGGACGACTATGGTCAGGAATCCGCTCGTCCGGGTTACAGCGCCAGGCACGGCCTCGGCGCCGGCGTTCCACAGAGCGGGTCCGGAAGCGATCTCGACGACGACATCCCATTTTGAAGCTGATCATCTGCAACGGGCGCGAACTCGAGGTGCGAGACCTGGGTCCACCGCTTTTGCGGCTTCGCGCCGGAGCCGTGCCCATCAAGATCAACGGTCACTTGGTTGTCGAAGACGACGAGGCGCGCCGCCAGATAGCGGCGCTGCTGGCGACGGGCCTGTATCAGCGCGAGTGACCGATGCTGGCCGATGACACGATGATCGACGCGGCGCTTTGCCGGGCGGCGCGCGGGCTGCTCGACTGGTCACAGGATCAGCTCGCCGAGGCGGCGCAGGTCTCCCGCGGCACGATCCTCAGCTTCGAGCGCGGCCTGTCGTTGCCGTGGCGGGTCAATAGGCTGGCGATCGAAGCTGCATTCGCCGCGGCGGGGATACGATTCGTTAAATCCGCAGACGGAGCAGGGTGCATCCTGGCCGGCCGTCCTTAAAAGAAGCGCAAAATGCGCACCTTGTACCTTGGATTTGGCAAAAGGTGCGCCGCCGATGAAGTTAAGGCGATTTTTGTTTCATAGTATTCCCAAGCAATAAACAATGTGCCAGCGGTCCGCCGGGGGGCGGAACGCCTTGACATGCGGCGCGGGGGCGCATGAGGAAGAAACGCGGGAGACCGGCGGCGATCGACCGTCCGCATTATTCCAGCGGACGCGTCGAGAACCCGGCACATCAGGATATCGCCTCGCCATTTGCCGCAGCGCGCCGCGTCGCGCTCGCCGACCCGCGAGCCGCCGGCACCGCGGTAAACAAAGCGGAGGCCGCCGCCGGCGCCGCCGGCAAGGCATTCGGTCCGGAAGACGCAGCTCGCGCCATCGCGGGTATCGCGGTCGATGCCGACCGCGCGAGCACCGCCATCGGCCGCTACTTCCTGTGGTCGTTGCATCACGGCACCAAACACCGCCTGACCGAAGCGCAATACCTGGCCGGCTGCCGATACGCCAGCCAGCACGGCATGGCCTGGGCGGGCTTGCATGATGACCTCAAACGGGTCAGCGGCGACGTCCTGAGGGACATCGTGGTGCCGCGGCGACACCCGCCTGCGGCTCTCGGCAACCACGTCGCGACCACGCCGGCGACAGACCTTAACCCCCGGCCGAAACCCAGCCCGGACGAGCTGATCGAGTATCGGCAGCGGCAGTGGCATCGGTACATCGCGGCCAGGGAAACGCTGCTCCAGATCGGCTTGGCCGTGACCCTGGCCGTCGAGGATCTCGTCATCGAGGGACACGATCCATGGTGGCTCAGTCCGTCGTCCTGCCGTCTTGGGGAGACCGAGGCGCGGCACCGCGCGGCCGAGGTGTTTCATCAGCGCTCGATGCTGGTCGACGGCCTGACGGCGCTGGCCCAACTCTTCGGCACCGATAAAGAGGTCGCCAGCAGAGAGGGCGGCGATCCATCGGGCGCATCCGACACGCCGCGCGCTCCGCCCCCTCAGGCGACGCGACGAGCGCAGGCCAGGCTGCCGATCATTCTCACCAGGGACGACGCAAACCTTAGCGCCGGCGCCATCGTGGCATCGGTGAACCGCCTGAAGCAGCAGCGCAATAGCGTGGGGGGTTGCGATGGATAACTTGAACAGGGCCGGGGCTACCGAGTTGGCCGGTCGCATTTGCGATTACTGGATCAGCAACGGCTTTGCCGGCATCAGCGCCATTGTCGTGCCGATCGGAAACGTCGGCGGCGAACAAGTGTATGGCGTCCGCAGCAACATCGGCGGCAGCGGCTTCCCGCCGCGCCGGACGACCGCGACCAGCACGCGGGAGGCGGCATGAGAAACTTCATCGAGCTGGACGGCGTGAGCGCCATCGAGCGGGATATTCTGATTGCCTCGCGATGGGCGGCAGCGATGGCCATGAAGGCGATCTCCGCCTCGGCGGTCTGGGGCGCCGATTTTAACGCGGACACCCACCGGGGGCGCCCCTCGCCGGCAATCGTGCGCATCAACGCTCCGGGTTACCCCAAGGTTGTCCGCGACCGCCTCGGGCGCGAGTTCGTGGTTCACCGCGGCGTCGACCGCGCCACGTTCCGGGGGATGCAGTCCAGATGATACTGGCAGCAGATCATCCAGCCGCCAGCACGGCCCGCATCCATGGCAACGGCTTCCTGCAGATCGACCTGCTGGACGGATCGCGGCTGCATCTTTGGGATGACCGGCTGCCGAGGCAGGCGGTCAACTCGGCGATCCACAACCACCGCTTCGGCTTCATCAGCGAGGTGCTGCGCGGCACGATCATCAATACCGAGCTCGCGTGGGTGCCGGCCGCTTCCAACGGCGATGGTCGCGCGACGCACGCGCTCTACCGGACCGAGCGCCGTGCCGGCACCGAGGACACGCACCTCGTCGACACCGGCCACCGCGGCACCTTCGTCGCGACCAAATCCCATATCGTGCACGCCGGCAATCGCTACCGGTTCCCGGCGGCTCGTTTCCACACGACGCACCACCTCGGCCTGACGGTAACGCGGCTGCACAAGCGCCACATCGACGAGACAGTGGCGGTGATCGCGGCCCTGCGTCTCGGCGAGCAGCCCGACAACGAGTTCAATCGCGACACAGCCCCGATCCCCGGATGGGTGTGGAGCGTCGTGGCGCCCTACCTGACTGCCGCGCCAGCCGAACTGCCGGTGGCTGCCTGATGGACGCGCACGTCCGGCCCAACTGACGGAGAACGTAGATGCCGACAATCGGATTCCTACCGCTGCTTGGTCTGCTGTTCATCGGCCTCAAGCTCGGGGGCGTGATCGCCTGGTCGTGGTTCTGGGTAACGCTGCCGCTCTGGGCCGGCCTCTTCGTCGCGCTTGCGATATTTGGCGTCATCGCGGTCATCACCACACTCGCCGGCATATCGATCAAGGCCACGACACACCGCCGATAATAGCGGCCCGGCGCCCTCCCTTCGGGGCACTGAAAGAGGTCTGAGAATGGTAGTTATCGTCGCTCACGCAGGCGTTTCCTGGGGCCGGTTCTGACCGGCGATAACCATGGAAACCCGATCCCACGAAATGCCCGAAAACGCCAACCTTCCTGCGCGCCTCGGCGACCTGCCGGCCATCGGCCAAAGGGCGGCCGATTTTGCGCGCTCGGCGAGGTCGCCGGCGACGCTGCGCGCATACGAGTGGGATTGGGCCGATTTCGTCGCGTGGTGCGATGCGCTTGACCTCGCTTCCCTGCCGGCCGAACCGACGACAGTCGGGGCCTACCTCTCTGACCGTGCAGGGAAATTGAAGGTCGCGACGCTCGAACGGCGGCGCGCCGCGATCGCGTTTTATCATCGGCGCGCCGGGCATGGGTTCGATAATGAGCATTTGGCCATCGCCAGCGTCATGTCCGGCATCCGCCGAACGCTCGGATCTCGCCAGGACGGCAAGGCGGCGATTCTGACCGAGGATCTGCGCGCAATGGTGCGAACCCTGCCGGACACGCTGCGCGGCGTGCGCGACCGCGCCGTCCTGCTGATCGGCTTCGGCGGCGCCTTCCGACGCTCCGAACTGGTCGCCCTCGATCGCGAGGATTGCCAGATCAGCTCCGGTGGCATCGTCATCACCGTACGGAAATCGAAAACCGACCAGGAGGGCCGCGGCCGCGAGGTTGGCATTCCGCGCTCGAAGCGCACTTGCCCGGTCGCCGCGCTTGAGCACTGGCTGCGGATGGCTGGGATCGAGGACGGCCCGGTGTTCTGCGCTGTCGTGCACAACACCAAGCCCGGCGCCAGGCTGGCTGGCAAAGCCGTCGCCGACATCGTAAAGGCCGCCGCCAAGGCCGCCGGATACGACCCGGCGAAATACGGCGCCCATTCACTGCGCAGCGGCTTTGCCACATCGGCGGCCCGGGCCGGCGCCGATATCGCGCACATCATGCAGCAGACCGGCCACAAGAGCGTCGACGTCGCGCGCCGCTATGTCCGTCGCGGCAACCTGTTTGAAAACCCGGCGTCCAAGGCGGTGCGACTGTGAGTTTGGTTATCGCCGAGCTGCTGCAGATCGCACTTCAGGGCGCGATCATCCTGCTCATGGCGCAGGGTTATTGGCTGTTCCTGGCAGCCCATCTGCCGCTCGCCGCGCTTGCCGGCTACTGCGGAACCACCGCGACGCTGATTGCCGCCAATCTCCACGTAGCGCTGACACGGGGGAAGGGACATGCCAACTAAGCCGCGATCGCCGGACAGAATTGCCGCCATCACCGCCGCGGTCGAGGATTGCCTGCGGGAGGGCTTCACGCCGCCCGGCCAATTCGGCGGGCGCGGCTCAGCCATTCGGGAGGCCGCACGTCGCCTGGACGTCAACCCGACGACGCTTCTCGGCACGGTTCGGGGCGAGGAAGAAAAATTCCGCTGCAACAAGCCGGCCCGCGTGCCGGACTGGAGCCTGTACGCGCCGCCGGACGAGAGCTCGCGGGTAGTCGGCGCCAGCGGTCACACGCTGAAGGGCGTCTCGATCCTGACCGACGCCAAGGGCGTCGAGATGGGGCGCTGGACAAAAACCGCGCGGGCCGGCCGCGATGATGCGGACGTCCAGCACCTCCCTGACCCCAAGACGATCAGCAAGATCAGCACGCTCAAGGACCAGGACGGCAAGGTCACCCAGCAATGGGTAACGGAGAAGCCGGCAGATGCCGAGCGGGAGGCGCTGTGGTTTGCTGCGGCTGCGGCGCTGGCCGCGGCGTTGCCGCCGGCGCCTCCGATAGCCGGGCCCGCGAACCAGCCGAGCGCTGACCTGCTCGCGCTCTATCCGGTCGGTGACCACCACAATGGCCTCTATGCCTGGTGGCGAGAAACTGGCGCATCCTACGACCTCGATATCGCCGAGAAGCTGCTGGCGCGGGCGACCGACGAATTGATCGCGTTGCTGCCACCCTGCGAGACATCGCTGATCGCGCTGCTGGGCGATTATTTCCACTACGACAGCCTGGAGCCGGTGACGCCGACGAGCCGCAACATGCTCGACAGCGACGGCCGCTACGCCAAGATGATCGACGTCGGCATGCGCAGCGTGCGCCGGATGATCGAGCGCGCTGCCGAGCGCCACAGCCGCGTCCATGTCATCGTCGAAACCGGCAATCACGACCTGTCGAGTTCGATCTTTCTCGCGCTGGCGCTCCACCAGATTTACCGCGACAACCCGCGGATCACCATCGACACGTCGCCGGCGCATTTCCACTACTTCGAGTGGGGCAAGGTGCTGATCGCCACGCATCACGGCCACGGCGTCAAGATGCAAAACCTGCCGCTGATCATGGCCGCCGATCGACGTGAGGCGTGGGGCCGAACCAAATACGGCTACTGGCTGACCGGCCACGTCCACCATGCCGAGACGCAATCGGCAGTCGTCAACAAGGATTTTGCCAACGTTTCGGTCGAGAGCTTCCGTGTCCTCGCCCCGGTCGACGCCTGGGCAGCCCAGAAAGGCTACCGCTCGATCCGGGACATGAAAGCCATCGTGATGCACCGTGAGTTCGGCGAGGTCGCGAGATTTTCGGTGAAACCAGAAATGTTTGATACGGGGATGGAGTTGGCCGCATGAGCTATTGGTACATCGGTTCTCCATACGCCAAATACCCCGGCGGCCCCGACGCGGCCTTCGATGAAATCTGCCGCGTCATGGGCGAGTTCGCGAAAGCCGGAGTGCCGGCATTTTCGCCAATCGCGCATTGCCATCCGATCGCCAAGGCGGCCGGCCTCGATCCGCTCGACTACAGAATCTGGCTGCCGTTTATGGAGCCGATTATGACCGGCGCCAAAGGCCTCGTCGTCGTCAAGATGGCGACCTGGGAAGACAGCTACGGCCTGAAGCAGGAGATCATCAGCTTCGACTCGGCCCGCAAGCAGATCCGCTATCTCGACCCGGACATGCTGTTCCTCGACAATGTGCCCCTGCGGAGGGTGGCGTGATGGCGGATTCACGGACATGGGCCGCTGCTGGCGAAGAGGTATGCGCGACGGCCGCGGCGCCCGGCGAGCCGCAGATGAACCCCAAGGATCGCGTCGCCAAGGGCAAGGTGCCGCTGAGCCTGATCCCGCCGTCGGCGCTGGTCTACTGCGCGATGGCGCTCCGCTCCGGGGCCTACGAGTCGCCGCGGGCTGATGGCGGCATTGGGTACGATCCGTATAACTGGCGCGCCATCGCGATCCAGTACATGACCTATCTCGATGCCGACCTGCGGCACAGCGCTCGGCTGATCGATCGCGAGGATTTTGATCCGGTCAGCGCCGTGCACGCGCTCGGTCACAAGATGGCCTGCTGCGCCATTCTGATCGATGCCATCGAGGGCGGATGGCTGATCGACGACCGGCCGCTACGCGGTCCGGCGCCGGCATTGCTCGACCGGATGAAGACGTTCATCGCGGAACGGACGGCGGCGGCCGAGCAAACGGCCACGCCACCGGCCGATCTCTCGATGGTCGAGCCGGAAGCGCGCCGGCTCAGGCCGACCGACAGCGCAGGTGATCGCCGCGGGCTCGACGAACAGGGCGAACCGATCGGCAATGTGCGGGAGCCGCGCGACAGCATGATCCAGGATTTGCTCAGCAAAAGCGCGGCCGCCTTCACTGCCATGCCGCCGGAGCAACGCCGCACGCGCCGGATATGGCACCACCAGGTCTGATGCCATGACCGATCCGACCGTCATCCTGGATCCTCATGCCGTCTGGATGCTGATCGTCTGCAGCGGCCTGGCTCTGTTTTTCTCGATCGTGCAGCTCGCAATCGATGTCCGCCGGCCGCCGCCGCCACCGTTGCCGCCGCGCGACAAGCGTGACGATCCGGACCCGGCCAACTACCCGATCTTCCCGATTTTCTGAGGGCATATGACCGAGGACGATCTCGCTGAAGCAACAGGCCTCGTGAGCCGCTTCTATCGGGCGAAGAAACACGGAGCGCCGCACGAGACGCTGTTTGCGATCCAGCGCCGGCTATTGGTGCTGAACGTGACGCTGAACACGCCCGTCGAGGCGCCCGATCCGCACGCGCCGCCTGGCGGATCAGTCCTCGCCCAGAAAGCAGCCTAAGAGGAGAACTGGCTCATGGCAGACAACAGGCACGACGCCGCGACCGAGTATGCCGAGACGCAATCTGCGATCGCCGCGGCGCTGACGGAAGACGCGGTCTCCCGGCTGCGCGCCAGCAACCTCGACGCCCCGACGGAATGGCCGCTCCGGTTGGCGTGGTGGGGCGCCCCCATCGGCTTGATGATCGAAACCGAACAAGGGACGTACTGCCTTTCGCCCGACGACCCGATCAAGCCAGCGGACGCCCTGCGCCGGCTGTTCCATCCGGGATTTGCCTCGCCGCATGGCGGCTGGTGCTGAAGGAGGACCACGATGGCATCCAAGTTCAACATCTTCAACAAGGGCGACATCGTGGTGGTGTCATACGCGGAACGGCAGCCGCATCTGTTTCGGTACGTCAAAGGCTTTGTCGCCGATGACGGCGAGATACTGCATCGGGTCGACTCGATCGAGACGGATTTTGGCGCGCACCAGGCCATCGTCCCGGATGAGCATATCGAACTCGCTGGCGAACTCCGGTTCTTTGCCGTCGATCATTGGGTCTACGAGCTGGAGAACGACACCATTCGCCAAGCCGCCAATTTCGATACGAGCGAGGCCGCCGGTCGTTGCGCGCAGTTGATGCAGGCCGGTCTCGATGCGGCGCAATCCGAGCTACGGCCGAGCGCGGGAAAGCTGTTCTTGGCGCTCGAACACGGGAACGCCGAGCATCGCGCATGGCTGCGCACCGCGATCAACGCCATTTTCGCCGGCGAGCCCGTCCCGCTGCCGGCTTAAGCAGCCGCCAGCAGGTCTGCCTGGACGGCCGACGAGCGCAGCGCCTGCTCCATCTGCGCGAGGTGCTTCTGGATCAGCGCCAGCTTGTCGGCGTAGGTTATGGCGCGGCTCGGATCAATGCGCGCCTTTTATTTATGGAACCACGCGGGTAACCCTAGCGTCCATCGGGACGATCTTGTCTGAGCGGACGCTTCGCATCGCGAGGTCGATCGCCCGAGCCCAATCGCCGGCCATGACCTTGATGACGGAGATTTGCCGCTTTTCGCCGTCGGTCCAGTGGATCTTGACGTCGAACGGCCGCGCCGGCGGCAACGCGATGGGCGTCTCGATGGTCTCCGGGCGGCGCGCGCTCATAAGGTCGCCCCCGCCCAATCGATCTGGGATTCGGTGTGAGGCGGTATCTCCAGATCAGCCTCGTCGATCAGCTCGCCCTCGATCTCTTCTTCGCCGGTGGCGCGGCAGATCGGGCACGGCTCCCAATAGCCGAGCGGCGAGCCATCGTGCCGATCATAGCCTCCGGTCAGCACGCCCCAGCCGCGCTCCCCGTCACAGGTGCGGCATTCGATGATGAGCGGGCGGCACATCACCGGGGCGCCGCGATGCGAACGATGCGGCAGGTGATCGGTCGGCCGAGCTTCGCGGCACCGTCACAAAGATGGCGCTTGGCTGTCTCGGCCTCTTCGCGCGACAGCGGCTTGCAATACGCCACCGTGTCATGCACGCGAAGGTCCATGCCGATATACTGGAACGGCCCGGATTTACCTTTCTCGCGCACCGCTACCGTGTAATCCATCACTCGCCCTCCAGTTCGGCGCTGCTGTCGAAGATTTCGAAGCCGTGATCCAACGGTGGGACGCCAGGGTCGATCAGTTCCCGCAGGGCGCGCTCGACGGTCGTGATGCCATCGCCCATCCCGGGATCCTGCTCATTGGCGTATCGCTGTGCCGCAGCAATCACTTTCTTCGGGTCATGCACCTCGACGACGACCGTCACGACGTAACGGGACATCATTCGCCCTCCACGATGTAGCGCTGGGCACGGCCAGCGTCGGTGATCTCGAAACAATCGGCGTTCGGCTGATCGCAGCGGCGCAGCAGGCCCAAGCCTGCCAGGTTGGCGCAGTCGGCGTCCGTGGCGTCGCCGGGCGGCAGCCAACCGCCGGGGCCGCCGCGCCCGTAGTAGCCGACGATCAGGTGATCGCGGTAGGTGATCTCTGGACCCTCCGGATGGAGGGCCCGGTAAGCCTCAGCGGTGGCGCGGGCATCTTCCCACCGTCCCCGGGACCGCTCATCGAGCTGTTCGTTATTCCAGGACTTCCCGCACCCATCGCAGGTACAGGAAATGAATGGGCCGAGCGTCGGATGGAGGGTGTCGCATTGCAATCGTCCGCAGCCGGGGCACTGCCACTCTTCGACGGAAAATTCCGTCCCGTCCTTCGTGGTGATCTGTTCAGCCACCTCGCCCTCCCTTATGCGGCCGCGATGATTTCGGCGAGGCGCCGGCCGTCCGAGACACCATCCCAATGCGGGAGGGCGCCCTCGTTCCACAGCACACAATGCTGTTCGGGCGTCAGCGCCTTCCAGGCGCGCTCGGCCTTCGCCTCGAAAACGGGCGAGATTTCGCGGCTGAGGCTCGGCATCGAGCCGTGGAAATGCACCAGCTTGGCGTCCGGGTCCGGCCGGTCGACCTTATGCGCCGGGACCGACCCCATCGAGCCTACGGTGCCGCTGGTTCCGGCATAGACGACCGAGCCGTCCGGCAGCAGCCAGGAATTTGTCGAGTAGCGCATGTCGATCATGCCGTCGAAGCTGTCGCCGCTATAGGGGTCCACGAGATCGCGAACCGCCCTCTTCGGCGGCCCGTCGGTCCATTTGACCTCCAGGTGCGAGCCCATGCTGTAGGACTCGGTGCGCACCGAGAACTTGACGCCGGGGAAGGCGCGCTTCAGCGCGGCGCGCACCATCTTGGCGGCATCCTTAGTCTGGATGTATTCGAACATCGGAAACTCCGTGGAAGGATCAAGCAGTCTCAACGGCTTGATAATACCACAACCACGGTATCGGTCAACATAAAAGCGCGTAATGTGCGCTTTATTTCTTGTCTGCCGGCAGTATCCTTGGCGTGCGAGGCGGCGCAGGCCGATAGGTGGGGACGGCGCCGGCGGCGTCTTCGAGCGAGACGACGATACGACTATAGGCGGCCCGCAATTCCTGATCCGACAGGCGGGTCGCTCCCATTTCCACGTCGAGCCCTTTGACCGCGAGCTCGAGTTGGCGCGGGACTGTGATCAGGACGTTGCTGCCACGGGTCTTGCCGCGCTCGGCGTATTGGTAAGTGCGGCGCGCGACGCCCAAGAGGGCGGCGGCAGCGCGCTGAATCAAGCCGCGCGACCGGCGCCACGCCCGCAGCTCGGCCGGCGTCATCTTGCCCTGGATCGGGTCAATCTCAAGGAGCGAGCGGTTTTCCATCAACCATCGGGCACCGCGGCGCGCAATGCGCGCTCCGCCATCCGAAATTTCACGAGGCGCAACTCCGCGTCAAGCCCCTTCGTCGCGAGCTCGATCAGACGCGGCACCTTTGGCACCCTCATGCGGCAGCGGGTATTGCCGTTCTCGGCGTGAACCAGGGTTCGCTTCGATATGCCGAGCAACTTGCTGGCGGCGTCTTGGGTAAAGCCATGGCTCTTACGCCAGAGGACCAGGTCGTCCGGCTTCATGCTGCTCGGGACGGCATGAACCACCTGCGGCGGCCGGCCCCTGACCTGGATGCCGGCTCTCTTCGCCAGCGCGCTCGCGGTGGAGGGGTGGATGCCAAGATCGGAGGCGATGGCGGTGAGGGTGCGCCTGGCGTCGACGCCGGTCCGGATGGCTTCGATCTTCGCGTCCCGTATTGCGTCAGTTTCCTTGGGCATCATGCCTTCGCCACCTCCCAGAGACCCGGTCCGCGACGGCAGAATGCGGCACTCAATTGCAGGGTCTGCCGGATCTTCGCCTTGTAGTGGCGATTGCGGGCCGCCTTCGGGTGCGTGGCGACGGCGCGATACAGGTCCGCAAGCGGCACTGGACCATCGCTCCCCTCGAGCAGTTTCTCGACGATCTCGCGCCACGACGGCAACTCGATCACGGCGCCGAGGAAGGATCTCGGGATGCGGAGCGGCACGAATTGACCGGCGAGCAGGCAGCACGCCAGGATGTCAGCATCGGACTTGCCATAGGCGATCAACACCGAGGGGGCGCCGCTATTGTGCGGCGCCCGACTGCCGTCCGGAAAATGGAAGTTGATCCGGCCTCGCAGGAATAGCATGGCGGCGGCGCGCTCCCAGGCATGGGAAAAGAACGCCTCCGTCTCGGTGCGCGCGAAGATGAACGCGGTCCCCTGGTTATGCTGCCCCATGCGGCCGAGCCATCGGCCGATTTCGGCCGCGCTGTATGGCGGGTTCAGCCAGACACGGCCGAACCACGGCAGCATCAGGCCATTGTCGCGTCTCGTGTAGTGCCGCTGCGCGGTCGACCACGGCCGGCTCTCCGGGCTGCACGGGTCCAGGTCGAACGACTCGGCGCCACCCAGCGCGCCAATGATCTCGGGGGGCGTCAGCCACTCCACCGTGCCGGCTGCGGGGCTGTGATGAGAGCCCATGCCGTGAGCGATCGACGCCGCGTTGCCCGCGAACAGGTTTCCTTGGCCCATCGCTCAATTCCCCATGATGGCGGTGACGAGGGCGCAGGCCGTATTGACGGGCACCGCGTTGCCGATCTGCTTGGTGATCTCGGTCTTCGTCCCGACGAACTCGTATTCGATCTCTCCTTCGCTGAAGCCCATCGCCCTGGCCAACTCCTTCGGATCGAGCATGCGGAAGCGGATGTCATAGCGGCGCTCGCCGGCGGCGCCCTCGACCAGTTGCACGCGGCCGGCGGCGCAGATCGTCGGCGCCGGGTCGTCGATGCTGTGCACGCGCGGCGCCTGCCCTGGCCGCTCGCCAAAGGCGGCGGCGATGAAGGCCAGCTCGCCGCGCGGCGCGGCGGTGATCGTCGGCAGCGGATCATCTGGCGAGCGGACGCGGCCCTTGTCGCCGCCGTGCGTGACCGGCATGACCAGCGCGAACTCGCCGCCCTTGGCCGTCGTCATGGTCGGCAGCGGGTCGTCGATCGCGCGCGGGCCCGGGCCGCCGGTGCTGTTCGTGACCGGGACGACGAGGCCGAAGCGTGCCTTGGTCGTGACGGTCGGCAACGGCGTCTCGGTCGAGCCGCAGGTCTCGCCCGAGCCCGAGCCGTAATAAGGGGCGATGAGGGCGTGGGCGCCGCCGTGGCCGCCCGTAGTGATCGTTGGGACCGGCTGATCAACGCTGCGCGGCGCGCCGCAAGAGGCTTGCGAAAGCACGAACGGCTGGACCACGGCGATTTGCGATTTCGTGGTCAGCGCCGGGACTGGATCGCCGATCGCCGATGGCACATTGCCATCGCGCATTGCCGAGACGAACGGCTCGACGATGCCGAACTTCCCTCCTCCGGCGTGGATGGTCTGCAGCGGGTCGTCCAGGCTGCGGCACCGCCGGCTATCGGGATCGCGCTCATGCGCTGGGTTGCCATGCGCCAAGGTCGCGATAAACGGCTCGACGACCAGCGGCTCGCAGAGAAACTGGCCGCCGCCGGTTGTCGTGGTGATCCCGCCGACCGGATCATCGACGCTCTTCGGCGTGTTGTTGGTCCGGTTGCCGCAGACGAACGGATCGAGGCGCCATTCCTCGCCGCAGCGCGGGCATTCTGGCGACGACAAGCCTCCTGGCTCACTTCCGGCGTACCTATCGGTGAACATCTCGCCGCAGGCCTGACAACGCCATGCGGTCGTCGGCTCCACCATATAGCCGGCGCCGCGGCAGTCAGCCGTCGGCATCGGCTCGTCGAGCGGATGCGCACGGGTCGCGCCGTTGTCGCCATGCCGGTTCAGGATGAACGGCTCGACGACGGCCGGCCGCGCGCACCCGGGGCGCCGCTCATTCGAGGCTCCCCCCGTGGTAATCGTCATCAACGGGTCTTCGACCGAGCGCGCCGCACCGCTGCTGCTGTTCGACAGCGTGAACGGCATGGGCACAGCCAGCGCGATATGCGTGCCGCCGGCGCAGATCGCCGGGACCGGCTCGTCGATGCTTTGCGCGTCCATGTGGTTACGCAGGATGACGAGGAACGGATCAGGCCACTTGAATTTGACGGCGCCGGCGTAGATCCGCGCCAGCGTCTTCGGGCTGAGCGGCCGCTTGCGGTCGAAGATCGACTTGCCGGAGAGCGACCAGTCGATGATTTCTCGGGCCGCACGCCATTTCTCGGTCGCATGGCCGAGCAGGTCGCCGACGGCGCCCTTGCGGCTGTGGGTCGGCGTCGGCCAGACGATGCGTTTGCCGTCCGACCGCGCCATCAGGAAGAAACGCTCGCGGGTCGTCGCGTCGCCAAAGTCGGCAGCGTTCAGGACGCGCCACTCAACCTTGAACCCGGCGCCGCGCAGCGCGTTGACCCAGGCGAGGAAATACTCGCCCTCATGGCGCTTTGACGGCCGGCCAGTGCGCAGGTTGACCCTCCCCCAGCGCACAAATTCCGGGACGTTCTCGACGATCAGTCGCTTGATCCTGAGCTCGGTGCACCAGTGGATGATCGCCCACGGGTCCATGCGCTGCTGGTCGTTGATCGGCTTGCCGCCGCGGGCGCGCGAGTGATAGGTGCAGCTCGGGCTCGCCATCAGCAGGTCGAGCTTGCCCTCGGGGACCAGTTCGATCGGCTTGGCGACATTGACGTCCTGGCAATAGTGACGCGCCTCCGGGTGATTGCGGCTGTGGGATTCAATGGCGAGCGGCCAATGGTTGACGGCACAAAGGTCCATCCGGTAGCCAAGGCCGAGCAGAGCCCGGCGCGCGCCGGTCGAACTGCCGCCAGCTCCGCAAAACAGATCGGCGACTAGCGCGGTGCGGGTCGGGGCCGGGAGCGTGTCATGCGGCATGATCGGCTCCCGTCTCCGGAGCGGCCAGCGGCCGGTTTAGCCGCTCACAGAGGGCTTCGGTCTCGCTGCTCGTCAGCGGCTCAAGCTGCTCTCCGCTTGTCGCGATGTTGCCGATATCGGCCATCGTTGGACCGGCAGGGGGAATCGTCACGACGCAGACCGGCCAGTCTACCGAGCCGCCGAAATCGCTCGCGATGGACTGAAACAGCCGCAGCCCCGCCAGGACTGCAGCCAACTCGCGATCATGCAGGACTGCAGCCCACTCGCGATCATGCAGCGCCAGCTCGTCACCGGCAAACTCGGCTGGGATTGGCAGCTTCGGCAGACCAGCGCTATAGAGCGCGTGCGCCGCCGGACTGCCGACGGCCGCAAACTTGTTATAGTCGGGCTGGTAATCTTCGGGGATCTCGACCGCCTCGGTGATCGCGGTCGCCCGGGCGTTGTCGTAATCGTTTTCGGCGAAATCCCAATTGTCGTTGTCGATCACGCCGCGGCACGCCGTCGCCAAATCCGGCGCCTCGACGACCTCGTGCTTGTAGACGGGCAGCAGGTATTGCGCCTCGATGACGAATTTGGGCATGGCAGATTCTCCAAGGGAAAGGATCAGGCGGCCGGCTTCAGCGCTCGCTCAATGATGTGCATTGCGTCGCCGTAGCGCCGCCACTCGGCGGCGGTCAGGACGACGTGATATTCGGCGGCATCGGGCACATCAAAATCGGCCTTTGCCTGCTCGGGATAGATTTGCCTATCGAGAGCGGCCTCGACATCGCCAAGCGCCTCAAAGGCCTCGGCCAGCGGGTTCGTCGGTGTAGTTTTGGGCATCTTGGCCTCGGGAAGGGAAAAGCAAAACTCAACAGCGCAACAATAACATATTGCGGGTTCCCGTCAACAAAAAGCGCACTATACGCGCTTTTTGTTGCTGGCTCTGCGGCCTTGCCAGGGCGCTCGGCCCGTGGCATAAGGAGCGACTCCTTGGAAGGGAGTCGGCGCCTTAAGCAAGCGCCATCGGGCTCCCCGGCTCGGCTCAACACGGGACCGGGGCCTCGGCGGGCCGAGGATTGGCAGAGACGGGCGCGTTCGCGCGACGCCCCAAGCCTTCCTCGGCCCCGCCCGATCATCTCCGAATAAAGTTGAGGCGATTTCTCTTCGCGTTCCGGGAATCATCCCGGACACTGTGAAAATTCTCAATCGAGAACTCCGAGTGGGCAGGGGAGGACGCCATGCGCGCGATCTGATTCCTGAGCCGGCGGCAACCGATGAATCCGGGCGCTCTCTGGATCGCCAAGGTGCGGTCCAAGATGTCAGGTGGAGGGCGCCGCCGGGGCAAGCGCTTGGTGCCTAATGCCAGCGCCTCGAACGCCGGATGGATTCCAGGCGTGACGGCCGCCAGAGGCGGCGCTCCATGCTACGTCGACTTCACGCCAGCGGAGTAAACGCGATGGACAACCTGTTCGAAGGTGAGCCGGACGCCCGGCAGACTGACGCGCCGGTGACGGCGCCGCAGCATTCGCTGTTCCGCAAGCGCTACCGCAAGTTGACGGAACCCGAGGTCGCGCTGCAGGACGCCATCAAGGACAAGGCCGATGAGCTCGCGGTGCTGATCGGCCTCCTCAATCCGGCCACCGCCAATCGGCTCGGCGTCCATTCCGTGACGACCGGATGCTCGCTTGCGATTGAGCTGGGCGACCGCGATCCCGCGAACGTGACGCTGGCCATTCGCCACCTTGAGGACGCCGTCTATCGCGCCGTCAAAGCACTGACTGCATAGGCGACGCCAATGTCGGGGGCGCGAGCGTTCGCAGATGCCGAGCTGATCGAGCACCTGCCGCGCTTGCGCCGCTACGCGCTGGCGCTGACGAGAGACGGCGATCGAGCCGACGACCTGGTGCAGGACACGATCATGCGCGCGCTCGACAAGCATGAGCTATGGCGGCCCGGCAGCAGCCTGCGCGCATGGCTTTTCACGCTCTTACACAACACCTACGTCAACCAGATCAGGGCCATCAAAAGGCGCCCCGAGACGGTCGAGTTGACCGAGACGAACGGCGGTTCCCGGCCGGCGGCGGCCGAAGGGCTGCTATTCGCGAACGATCTCGCCTCGATCATTTCGGGCCTCGATATCAGCACGCGCCGGCTGCTGGCGCTGATCTCCGACGGTCACTCCTACGAGGCGGTAGCCGGCATGCTCGACGTTCCGACCGGAACTGTCCGATCGCGCCTCTCTCGCGTCCGCGCCATGCTTTCGGGGGCCGCATGAATCTTGGTGACAAGCCTGAGTTGCGGTGGCTCCCCGTCGACTGCCTGTCGGTCGACAACCGCTATCAGCGAACGCTCAACACCCGCGCCGGCAGGAAGCTCGTCGCCGAGATCGTCGCGAATTTCGCATGGTCCGCCTTCCAGGCGATCCTCGCGACGCCAGCCGGAGCCGGTTGGCTGATCGTTGATGGACAGCATCGCGTTGAGGCGGCTCGCCAGTTGGGTATCGCGGAGGTGCCGGCCGTTGTCGTCACCTCGGTCAGCGTCGTCGAGCAGGCCCTGGCCTTCGTGACCGCAAACAAACAGCGCGTCGCCGTCAACAACTACGCGCTGCATCACGCGGCCGTGGTCGGCGGCGATCCGCTTGCGACCGAGGTCGACCGGGTGTGCCGCGAGGCCGGCGTCTCGGTGCCCCGCTATCCCATACCGGAGATCAACCTTGTGCCGGGCCAGACGCTCGCGCTCAGCACAATCACCAGCCTCGTCAAAAATGACGCGGCGCTTGCGACTCTAACGCTGCGCTGTCTCGCCGAAGCCTACCGCCGCACTAAGGGAGCGCTCCGCGCGCCGACGATCGCCGCCGCGGCTCTGGTGCTGGAAAGGCGCCCAAAGCCAGACCGGCCGGCCTCGGCCGGCATCATCACCAGTTTTCTCAGCCAGCGCACCTCAGCCGATCTGGCTATCGAGGCCCTGAAGCATCGCGGTAAGTACGGGGGCACGATGAAGGAAGCCATCGCCGGCATGCTGCGCCGCCGCGTCGAGGCGCCGCGCCGGTGAGCGCCTTCATCGTCGCCACCGCGGCCGACAAGCTGCGCGCCTTCGACGACCTCGATCCCGCACTGCGCGAACTGATCGATTACGGACCCTTCAATCCGGACAGCGTCTTCATCATGCGCCAGATGCAGAGCGACCTTGGCGTGGCCGAAACGGCGCGTCGGATGCGCGCGCAGATCGCCGAGACGCCGGAGACCTGGGCCGCGAACACCGCGCACGCCTGGAAACCCGAGCGAGGCAGTCCGCTCGCCGGCAGGGCGCCCAATCGGAGGAACGCCGCATGAGCACGGGCCTTTGGGGATTCCCGGCCAGCGGTCAGAAGGGTCGCTGGACCGCTCTCGTCGAGCCGATGGTGTCGCGCGCGACACGCTTCCACACCCTGAAACGCTCCCACGCGAGCGACGGAACGGCTGTCATGCGCCGCGTCGGCGAGGGACCGACCGCGCAAAACGTCATAGAGGCGGTGCGCGAATACGAGATCCGCTTCGAGCTCGTCCAAATCGAGGAAGGGGGGCCCTTAAGCGAGCCGACGATCGTCGGGAGGTCGCACGATGGCCTCAGCCTCAACGGCACCGACGACGTACGCGATTTCCTCCAGGCGATCGTCGACTGCGCCGCTCAGATGGGGATCGAGGCAACCGAGGCGGCCAAGCTCGACCTGACCGGCGAACTCGACGCCACCCTCAACCACCTCGACGACATGCGCCGCCTCGCCATGGGCGATAAATACGCCGGCCAGGTGCGGAAAACGCCTAAGGAACGCCGAGGATGACGGCAAAAGGTCTCCCTGCGCAGCTCGCCGACATCGACGGCGAGGCGGAACCCGATCCTGACATCGGGGGCGCGACGGTGACCCACGACCCCATGCAGAGCCGCCAGACCGGAATGAGCGACCTGCTCGACGCCACCCTCAACTGCTCTCAGATCGTCATACTCGACGGCGAGACCGACAGGGGGGCGCACAAGGAATGATCGCGGAATTGCTGCACTACGCCGTCGGCTTTGTCCTGATGATGGCAGCCGCAAAGTGCACCGCGATCGCCTGGTGGCTGACGACACCAATCGGCCGCGCTCGCTGGGACAAGGTGTATCAGGCCGAAGTGGAGAGACGGCGCGTCAACAAGCTGATCCGCGAAAGCCTCAGGCGATGACGGCCGCGCGGCGGCGACGTTGCGTCCATAAAACACGCGCGTGAGTTTGGTTCAGGAGTTGGCGCGGGCTGGCCGCGTCTTGATGCCGATCGGGGGATTGGCGAAGGGGAGAGGCGTTATGGGATTGCGTGACATGGTGGCGGCGGCGTCGGGCTGGCTGCATGCGCGGCGCGACACGGCCGTCCACAACAAGCTCGGCTTCATGGCGAGTTTGTTCGACCCGATGAAGGAAATGCTGGCCGAGCACATGGCGGCGGCCGAGGCTCGGAAGCGCGAACACGAGGCGGCGGCGGCGGTGCACACGGCGCAGGCGCAGGCGCACCAGACGGCGATCGACCAGTCGGCGATGCTGGCCGCGAACGTCGAGAAGCTGTTCACCCAGCCGCTCTGAGAGGGCAACGCCGATGGCCTGGTTTCTCCTGGCGATTTTGGTCCTCCGTGGCTTCGGGCTGCTGGTCGAAGGCGTCGGGAAAAACCTGGTCGCCGAGCGCGCCGCGGCTTTGATTGGCGCGGCATGCTTCGGCGCCTGCGCCGGATGGCTCTACTTCGCAAGCGGGCTGTTCGCATGAGGGGCGCCGACCTGATCGTGCCGCGCTCAACCACCGCGCTGATCCCCTACGTCGGGAACAGCCGGACGCACAGCCCGGAGCAGGTGCAGCAGATCGCGGGCTCGATCCGCGAATTCGGCTTCACCAATCCGGTGCTGATCGACCAGGACAACGGCATCATCGCCGGGCACGGCCGCGTCCTGGCCGCTCAGTTGCTTGGCCTGTCTGAAGTGCCCTGCATCGTGCTCAGCCACCTCTCGCCGGCGCAGCGGCGCGCCTACGTCATCGCCGACAACAAGCTGGCGCTCAACGCCGGCTGGGACGAGAAAATGCTCGCCCTCGAGCTCGACGAGCTGAAGGCGGGCGGCTTCGACCTCGACCTCACCGGGTTCGGCGAGGTCGAGCGCGCCGATCTGGAGTTGCGGCTGAATGATCCTGCGCCGTCGGGCGGCAATGACGCGCCGCCCGACGCGGAGCCGATGGAGTTGCGCTGGGGCAATACCCGGCTGCCGATCACGGCGACCGAGAAACTGGCGCTGACCGGCCGGCTCGATCAGCACTTGAAGGATTTCGGCGCGCCCTACGGCTTCGTTCGGGAAGGGCTGGGGCTCGGCGCCGAATAGCGATCAGGCCGGGCGCGGCCGGTGAGCCGCACGAACACGCTGCGCCATGGCGGCGGCGGCGTGGCACATCGGAGCGAACGCCGGCTCGCTGGCACGGGAGGCGGCCCAGCGTGCCATATCGGCGGCCAACGCGACTTCCCTGGCCGGCGTCATGTTGTCGTTCATCTGCTCCACGTCACGCCGCTGGCTCCAAACGCCAGACGCCTCAGTGCCCCTACCGAAGAACACTTGGGGCCAAGCCTGCCTAAAACCTTGGCGACGCGGACGGTCGAACACGGCCTTTGCCATCACCAATCTCCCCTCGAACCGCAAGCAATCTCAACGCTGTGGATAATAACACAACCCGCTAATCGATCAACATAAAAGCGCGTTATACGCGCTTTTATGTTGGCAGCTCCTTCAATCGACGGACGATCGCTTGCGCTGCGTAAAGGCCGCAGCCATAGGCTTCGAGGTAGGAGATGATCGGGCCGGCTGCATAGCCGGCGGCGAACATGCGCGCGGCCGTGGCGCGGCACCAATCGTCGGCCGGCGCGGTCCAGGGGATTGTTCGGCTCATCGATCCGCCCTCATCGCTACGCGGGTGACGTCGCCGCGGACACCGTCGTCGCGGCCATTGAGATAGGCATCGAGCCAATCTGCGCTGGCCGCCGGGTAGAGATCGCAAGCTTCGCGAGGGCTGACGAATTGCCGCGAAACATGACCGTCGAGCCAACCGCGCAGGCCAGGTTCGTCGCGGTGCGCGCGGCAGAACTTGGCCGCCGCCGAGATGGCGCCCTTCATTGCTCGCTGTCCTCGATCAGCGTGAGCAGGTCGGCGATCGCCTCCTCCTCGGTCGCACCGTAGCCGACCTGGCCGCGATTGCAGGAGTCCGGCGCGCCGTCATATCGGTCGTCATCGATCGCGGCATAGTCGAACGCGCGGGTCGGCAGGCAGCCGGCCTCGGTGGCCGAGACGCGGACATTGACGATCCTGGTTGATGCGTCGGGAAGTGCGCCGGTCGGGCCGGCCTGGACAGCGTAGATGGTCATTTCGGACTCCAATCAGACGGGAAGACCTCGGCGGCTGCAGCCCACGGGCTGACGCCCTCTAGCCGCAGCGCCTCGGCTGTCTTGCGGGTATTTGCGGTCATCCGCGCCGCCAGGGCCGCGCGGCAACGGTCGAGCGCCGCCCACCATTCATCGTGTGCCATCGCCGTTGCTCCTCAGACCGCCATGAAGCGGATCTTGCGGCCCTGTGCGTCTTTCGCCGGCAGGTCGAGGTGCTTGGCGGCGATTACCGTGATCCAGTAGAAGCCGCCGCGATCGGCGCGGACGATCCACTTCTGCTGCTCGGCGTAGCGGATGACGCCAGGGCTGACGAACTGCAGCAGGTCTTCGCGCTCGACGACGTGGGTGCGCAGCAGCGCGGTCCGCAGGTCGTCATTGGTCAACCGCTCGTGCGGCAGCGACCAGTCGCGGATCAGGTGGCCGTCGGCATCCTCGCTGTAGACCGGCTTGTCGGCGACGGCCCGCGCCATGGTCTTGGCGGCGCGGCTGGCCATCCCGCAGCGATCTTCGTAGGCGCGGCGCTTGTTCGCGACGGTCGGGAGCGACAGGGTCGAGCGAGTAGCGATTTTGCGGGGCATCGTCGTCTCCGTGGAAAAGCAAACAATCTCAACGCCGTGGATAATAACATATCCGGCAAACTCGTCAACAAAAAGCGCGCTATGCGCGCCTTTTTATTAGGAAAAATGCGATGAATACGATGTCGCGGGCCGGTGACGGCCGCCTGAAATCCGGGGAGAGACGCTGATGGCCGCTAAGGGCACCTGCCCGGATTGCCGGGGCAGCGGGAGCCGCCCGCGGCCGCCTGGGCACGACGGCCGGTCGAATCCATTCCGGCAGCTATGCCAGCGCTGCCAGGGCGTTGGTATCGCGACCCTGACGGCGGATGAGCACGCTACCGATTTTCGCATGCGACAGACCGCCGGGACGACGATGGCCTCGCGTCGCGCGACATCTTCCACCAGCAGCGGCGATCGCAGCTTCCGGTCCGGTATCGAGGTCGCGGGCGACATTCGTCGGCGGCGCGATCAGATCAGAAATGAGGAAGGGCGCGGCGCTCCGTCTTGTGAACCAACGCCAGACCCGCCGGCGACAGGTTCTGTCACAGAGTCTGTCACAGCCCCAGCGACAAGCCGCGGTGACCTCGGTTGTCCCTATGGCTGTGTCGACGACTGCGCCGGCCTGTGCATGTGAGGAGAATGCCAATGGCCATGACAAAGCGCCGGTGGCATCCCCGGCGCCCGACGGAGTTGCTCGAGATCGAGGACGCCGACGAGCTGCCGGACGGCTCTGGCGTCGACGATCGCTCGACCTTCAACCTTGGCGACGGCACCCGCTGGATCGAGCCGCATTACGAGGAGGACGTCCAATGAAGGCGGCTCGAATTCGGGCGATCATCACGGTGAATGATCAGTGGGGGCGGCCGCACACCGCAGGCGGCGAGGTCGTCATCGAGCAGGACAAGTCGCCGACGTTCATCGGGCTGCTCGACGCCAGCGGCCAGCCGCTCTACCGCTTCCCCCAACAGAACCGGATCGGCTTCGATCTGGGATGGGACGACGACGGATGACGCGCGCCGCCGCTCATCGCAGCTTTGCGACCGAAAACTTCCATCCAAGCATCCGCAGCTCGTGCCTTTTCTGTACGGCTTTGCGGCACCAATGGTCGTCTGGAATGACACAATGTTCCATCGCAAGATGGTAGATCAGAATCAGTCTTTCGACGTGCGTCGGGCGCACTGGATGCGCCACAACGGCCGCGATCACCAGCGCCAAAGCCAGGGTCGGTAGGATCATGCTGCGCCAGACGCCCGCCATCCCTTGCCGCCTTCGATCGTAAACGTCGCGCCATCATGCCTCCAGGCACAAGGCGCTGCAAGGTCGGGCGAGCAAACCCAGAAGTGGAAAGGGTAGAATGAACATCCCAGACAGGATCGTTCAGCGGCCGACGGCGGCGCTGATTCCCTACGCCCGCAACAGCCGGACCCACAGCGAGCGCCAGGTCGCGCAGATCGCCGCCAGCATCCGGGAGTTCGGCTTTACCAACCCCGTGCTGATCGACGCCGAGGACGGCATCATCGCCGGGCACGGCCGCGTCCTGGCGGCGCACACGCTCGGCGTGATCGAGGTGCCGTGCATCGTGCTGGCGCACCTGACTGAGCTGCAAAAGCGCGCCTATGTGATCGCCGACAACCGCCTCGCCGAGAGCGCCGGCTGGGATGACGCGGCGCTGTCGGCGGAACTGGCGCGACTTGAGGAAGACGGCTTCAACCTCGGCCTGACCGGCTTCGATCCGATCGAGCTACGCGGCCTGATGGGCAGCAAGGATCTGCTCGACCCAACCGACGGCCGGGCCGAACACGGCGCCACCTTGCCGCGGCTGTTCATCGACGACCGCGCCGTCCTGATAACCTCGGAGGAACGCGACATGCTGCAGGATGCCTACGACCGGCACATGGAGACCTACGGCGTCACCGACGGCTTTGTCGCGACGCTGCTGAGCAGCGGCCGATGACCGCCGACTATCGCGGCCTGTCATACGAGCAGGCGTCTCGCGAAGGGCTGAGGCTGGTCCGACAGGCGGCCGAGACTGGCGCTTGGCACAAGATCCTCGAACCGCTCACCGCGCTGCGCGAAATCATGGCGCTCATGGTGCGTCGGCCGCCGTCACAGGAAGACGACGGCGCTTGATGAGTTGCCCACATACCTGGCGAGGGTCGCGATGATCTTCCACCTCAACTACCCGCTCGAAGGCCTGCGCGGCGCCGACTACAACCCGCGCCACATCGGCGAGACCGAGCTCGCCCGGCTGCGTCATTCGCTCGAACGCCTCAGCGTCTGCAAGCCGATCATCGTGCACGGCAAGACGATCGTCGCCGGCCACCAGCGCACGCGGTCGTTGCGGGCGCTCGGCCGGACGCACGCGCCGGCGATCGTCTTGGAGACGATCACGGCGACCGACGAAATCCGCTTCAACCAGCTCCACAACGGCACCGATTTTGACGCCGGTGACGAGAACTGCACGGTCGGGCCGGCTGGCTGCGAGCCGCTCCATTTCGAGGATGTGGCCTATCGCGCCATCCAGGGCAACCTGCGCGGCCGGCTCGCGCCGGTACGGGGCGAAATCTGCCGCCTCGTCGAGCGCTACGGCAATTGGGGTGCCGCGACCGCGACGATGTCCGGCAAGGTCATCCATGCCGCGCAGTTCGCGCTGGCCTGCCGCCTGACCGGGCGGCCGTGCCGGGTCTACCGGATCCCCGACGAGATGGAGGAGGAGGCGGCAGCGCTGCTCGGCGCGAGCTACGGCAAGTTCTCCTACGAGCACCTGCCGCGCGCGACCTACATCCAGACCCGCGCCCAGATGTTCCGGCTACGGGAGAACGGGTCGCCGAAGCTCAACCTGTCGGCGCTCTACGAGACGCGCGTCAAGCCGGAATTGGCGCCCTCTGAGCGCATTCTCGATTTCGGCTGCGGCGAGGGCGATTACGTGCAGGCGCTATGCGCACGCGGCCACCCGATATTCGGGATCGAGTTCTTTTTCCGCGATGGCCAGAGCATCGACGCGACAACGGTGCATCGGATGATCGACGCCGCGACGGCCGACATGGAACGCAACGGCCTGTTCGATGTCGTCCTGGCCGACAGCGTGATGAACAGCATCGACTCGAAGCTGGCCGAGGCGGATGTCCTGACCTGCCTCAACGCGTTCTGCCGGCCGGGCGGCCGCATCTACTTCTCGGGCCGGCCGATGTATCGCGTCGAGAAGTCGCTGCGGGCGACCTTGCGGGCCGATCAGCGGCGCGGCATCGAGTTCCTCGACGCCGACGGTTTCACCGGCCTCTACCGGGAAGGCAACTGGTTCTACCAGAAATTCCACTCCGACGAGGAGGCGCGCGCGCTTGGTGCCCGCTTCGTCGGCGAGCGGGCGAGCTTCAGCGGGGGCAAAAACTCCTGGCAGGTCGGCGGCGTCAAGACCATCGAGTTGCCGGCAGAGGAATGCCGCGCGTCGATCGCCCGCGAGTTCGACCTTATCTGGCCGGCAGGACGCCGCGTTGGCCGAGCGGATCAAATGCTCGCCGCATGGGATCGAGCCCGTAATATGCCACTCCGAACCGCCAATTCCGACAGGTCGTGAATTCCTTGCCGCGGCTGTCGTAGCCGAGCGGCAGGTCGGGGATCTCGACGCGCCGCGCACCGGCGATGCGAAACACGGTCCCGGTGGAGGCGCGGACCTCGGCGACGCTGTGCGGGTCGGGGATCGCGACCAGGTGCAGGTTCTTCGACCAATCCCATGACTGATGCACGCCGCACAGGTAGATCGCGTCATAGGCGAGGCTGGATCGTCCCCACGGCCGGCTGGTGCCCGGGGCGCCGGGCGCAAGGCCCATCGGGGTGCCGGGAACGAGCTTTTTGGCGAGTGACGGCAGCGTCCAGCCGATGATGCAGGTCTGGCAATGACAGTGCGGATCGAAGCCATTTGCGAATTTGACCCATAGGGTTCGCCAGCCGGCGAGCGGGCCATCGGCGGTCAGGGTCGGGGTCGGGGTCGGTTCCGCGGGAGACGGAGCGGACGGCTCTTGCGACATGATCATCCTCAGAGGGGACATTAGCCGCACAACATATCACAGTCAGTGGCAAGATGCCACAATCATCGCGCTCGATTCGTGGAGCCCATCAAGTGACCCCCTCTCATAGAGGCGCGCAACACGCGCTTTTCTGCGGATCAGGTGATTGGGCTGGCGTTTTTTGGTCAATTGGTTTACTGAGAAAATTCTCAATCGATCAGTCCGCCTAGAGATTGGGCTGCCGGGAGCCCGGACGGTCGAGCTCTGATTGATCCCGCCGGCGGCATGAGCCGCTGGCCTGCCGCCGGTCCCGGCCGGCGGTTTTTCTGTTCAGGCCGATGACCAAGAGACACGTACCGAGCGACCGGACGCGGGCGACGGTCGAGGCGCTTGCCGCCTACGGCATCCCCGAGGAACACATCGCGGCTGACATCGGCGTCTCGCCGCCGACGCTGCGCAAGCACTACCGCGCCGAACTCGATACCGCCGCGACCCGCGCCAACGCCAAGGTCGGCGAGTTTCTGTTCTCGATGGCCACCGGCCGCAACGGGCCGCTTGCTCGCGACAAGGATGGCTCGGTCATCCGCGACGCCAACGGCGTTCCAATCCGGGAGGCCGATTACCGCGCCTCGACGACAGCAGCGATCTTCTGGGCGAAGACTCGGATGCTTTGGCGCGAGGTCTCCGGTGTAAATCTGAGTGTCGAAGATGATTCGTCCGGCGCGCGAGAACTGCTCACTCGCGCAATCGATCGCCTCGCTCCCGCCGGAGGAGAGGAGACGGCTACTACGGCGCCTGAAGCCTGAAGCCGTCAAGGAACTGCTCTACGATTGGAAGTTCTGGGCGCGGCCCAACCAGCTCGCGCCGCCGGGCGACTGGAGAACCTGGCTGGTGCTCGCGGGGCGCGGCTTCGGCAAGACCCGCACAGGCGCCGAGTTGGTCCGCGATCGCGTGGCGGCCGGCTATAAGCGCATCGCGCTCGTCGGCGCGACGGCGGCCGACACCCGCGACGTCATGGTCGAGGGCGAGAGCGGTATCCTGGCGATTTCTCCGGCCAACAACCGGCCGCGCTACGTTTCAACGGTACGGCGCCTGATGTGGCCCAACGGGGCAATCGCCACAACCTATTCGGCAGAAGAGCCGGAGCGCCTTCGCGGTCCGCAGCACGATTTCGCCTGGTGCGACGAGATTGCCGCGTGGCGATATCCGGAAGCGTGGGACATGCTGATGTTCGGGCTGCGCCTCGGGCGCGACCCGCGGTCCGTCGTGACGACAACGCCGAAGCCGATCAAGCTGGTGCGGGATCTGCTGGCCGACCCGACGACAAAAATCACTCGCGGTTCGACCTACGACAACCGCGGCAACCTGGCGCCGGCGTTCTTCACCCAGATCATCCGCAAATACGAAGGCACGCGCCTCGGGCGACAGGAAATCGAGGCCGAGTTGCTCGCCGACACGCCGGGCGCGCTGTGGACCATGAAGCGGATCGATGAGTTGCGCGTCAATCGTGGCGCCTATCCCGAGCTCACGCGGATCGTCGTCGCGATCGACCCGGCCGTTTCAACCGGCGAGGATTCGGACGAAACGGGCATCGTGGTGGCCGGCAAGAGCGCCGCCGGCCACGGCTATGTGCTGCATGACGGCTCCGGTCGGATGATGCCGACCGAGTGGGCGCGCGCGGCAATCAAGGCCTATCGGGACCATCACGCCGACCGTGTTGTCGCGGAGGTCAATCAAGGCGGCGATATGGTCGAGACGACCGTGCGCATGGTCGACCCCAATGTTTCCTATACCGCCGTCCACGCCAGCCGGGGAAAGGTCGTCCGGGCCGAGCCGGTCGCGGCGCTCTACGAGCAGGGCAGAATCCATCACGTCGGCGCGTTCCCGCAACTCGAAGATCAGATGTGCGCGTTCACCAGCGATTTCGACAGGAAATCGTCGGGGTCGCCGGATCGCGTTGACGCGCTGGTCTGGGCATTCACCGAATTGCTGGTCGACCAGGCGGCGGGCGCTGGCGTCGCTGGCTTTACCCGCCGCCTTGCCGACGAGACCCGGGCTGCCGCCCAGAAACCGCTAGCGACAAAGGTTATTCCGGCCCGCGGCTCGAAGGAATGGCAAGAGCTGTACGGGGAGTGATGTACCGCCGCTCTCGCCGGCATATCCGGCGATCGGCATATGGCAGGGCGGACGCGCCCCGCCACCCATGACCGGAAGCTGACAGGGAGCGGCCCACAATGCCACCTGCCGGCGCTCCGCGGACAACGCTAACCGAACTGGTATCGACCGTCACGGGATACCAGCAGCGGGTCGTGTTCGGACAGAGCGGCGTCTTCTCGCCGGGCTCGCCGATCAGTCCCGTCGTCAAAGAGCCGGTCCGCGCGATCGACTTTCGGGTCGGCGAGAACACGTTCTGGACGCCTCGCTCCGGCGAGGCTTGGTCGTTCCAGCAATTGCGCAACCTGGTCGAGCCTGGCGGCTTTGACATTGCACGTCTCGCGATCGAGACCCGCAAGGACCAGCTTGAACGGCTCGACTACACAGTTCGGCCAATCGACACGAAGAAGCGCAAGGACAAAGACGCGCGCGCCATCGCGCTGACGAAGATGATCCGGCGCCCGGACGGCGTTCGGGATTTTGCCACCTGGACCCGCCTGCTGCTCGAAGACCTGTTCGTCATCGACGCGCCGGCCGTCGAGGTGCGCCGCAACCGCGGCGGCAAGATCATCGGCTTTGACGTCGTCGACGGCGCGACCTTCAAGCTGCTGCTCGACGACACGGGCCGCACGCCCCAGCCGCCGGCGCCGGCCTACGAGCAGGTCATCAAGGGGCGCCCTTGGAACCTGCTGACGACCGACGACCTGATCTACCGTCCGCGCAACCAGCGCCCGCACAAGATTTACGGCCTCAGCCCGGTCGAGCAGATCCTGACGACGATCCATATCGGACTGTCGCGCCAGCTCAGCCAGCTCAACTATTTCACCGACGGCACGACACCGCCCGGCTTCCTCAATGCGCCGGAGGGCTGGTCGCCCGATCAGGTGAAGGAATACTACGACAACCTGATGGCCGTGCTGTCCGGTAACCTCGATGCCCGCCGTCGCATCTGGATGGCGCCGCACGGTGCGACCTACCAGTCGATCAAGGATGCGCCGCTCAAGGACGAGTTCGACGAGTGGATCGCGCGCGTCGTCTGTTACGCCTTCTCGCTGCCGCCGACGGCCTTCATCAAGCAGCTCAACCGCTCGTCGTCGGAGACCTCCGACGAAACCTCGCAGGAAGAGGGGCTTGAGCCGCTGAAGGGCTGGGTCAAGCGCTGGTGGGACGAAGTCATCCAGTTGCGGATGGGCTATGACGACCTCGAATTCGCCTGGGTCGACGACAGGCCGATCGATCCGCAGGTACAGGCCACCATCGACAACCTGAACCTGCGCAACGGCCTGCTGTGCATTAACGACGTGCTGGATCACCACGGCTTCGACCCCATCGCCAACGGCAACCGCCACCTGATCTACACCGCGAGCGGCGCGGTATTGCTCGACACGATCGTCGCCAGCGATGACCCGAGCAATCAATTGACGCCGCCGGCGCACCCCGGCGCGGTCGCCCATGATCCGGCGGCCGTCCTGCCCAATCCGACGGCCACGCCGCCGACCGACGGAGGCGCGAACGATGACTCCGAGGCGGCTGCACCTGATGGTAAGGGCCGAGGTACACCGGCCGCCGACCAACCTTGATGCGGCTAAGGCCTGGCTGCTCCGGCTGATTGACGCAGTCGGCATGACGCTGGCGACGGGCCCGGAGGCCAATCCGATCGCCTACTACTGCGACACGCCGGGCAACCGCGGCCTGACGGCCTCGGCGATCATCGAAACCAGCAACATCACGCTGCACACCTGGGATGAGGCGAGCCCCGGCGAATTGCAGCTCGACCTGTTCACCTGCGGCGATCTCGATACCGAGACGGCGCTTGGCTTTCTCGACGAGTTCGGCCCCGAGAGGGTCGACCACCTGCTCATCAATCGCCGCGATGGCCTCGGGGTCGCGCGGCTTTGGAGTGACCGCCGATGACCTTCACGATGATTGCCCCCGGCCCCTATCAGGTCTTCGAAACGCTCGGCGCGACCTACACGTCGGACACCCATGGGATCATCACCGGCGTCGCGCAGGCCGATGTCTCCGACATGATCAACATGGGCTGCCGGCAGCAGGTAGCGAGCACCCAGGCGGCGGGCGCCAACGGGCTGATGCCGGCGCCGCTCGCGCTGAGCCATTTCCGGAACGCGGACGGTTCGACCGTGGCCGCTGCCGCTGCCGCCGGCAAGTTCGGGTATTCGATCACGCTGGGCACCTCGTTCGGCCTGATCGGTGAGGCCGCGAACAACAACACCAAGACCGACGACGCGATCGTCGAGTTTGTGCTGCCGCCCTGGTATCTGGCCGGCCAGAACCTCACTGTCACGGTCAACGCCAAGCTGACCGGCGCCGGCACGCCGGGCACCAAGACGGCGCAGATCAAGGCATACCGGACCGCCAGCGACGGCACGCAGGGCGCCGACATTGGCCCGGGCGCGGCCTCCGCGATCACCGCGGCCGGCGCCGACATCGCCTTTACGGTGACCGGCACGACGCTCAACCCAGGCGACCGCTTGGTGTTCGAACTGGAAGCGGTGCTTCAGGAGACCGCCTCCTCGAACCTCGACGTGGTGATCGACTCGGTGCGGGTCAGCTAAGGCGCTAGGAGGGCCGCGCCCATGCGCTTCTATGCCTCGATCGCCAAGGTTGATGCCGAGCAGCGCATGGTGTGGGGTTACGCCTCGACCGAAGCGGTTGACGGCGAGGGCGAGACGATCCTGCGCTCGGCCATCGAGGGCGCGCTCGACGACTACATGAAGTTCGCGAACATCCGCGAGATGCACCAGCTCTCCGCGGTCGGCGTCGCGAAAGAGGCGGCCATCGACGACAAGGGCCTCTATCTCGGCGCGAAGATCGTTGATGACGACGCCTGGCAGAAAGTCATCGAGGGCGTCTACAAGGGATTTTCGATCGGCGGCAAGGCGCTCGCGCGCGATCCCGCCAACCGCAAGACCATCACTCAGCTCCGCCTTTTCGAAATCAGCTTGGTCGACCGGCCCTGCAACCCAGAGGCCGTGTTCGACTGCTGGAAAGCGGCCGATGCCGCGGCATCCATCACAGGAGACACGCCCTTGACCACCGAAACTCCGGCGGATGCCGCCGCGGTCGTCGCCGCGTTCATCGCGGGCGAAGAGATCCCCGTCGTCAAGGTCGCACCGGTCGACGGCAAGACCGTTGCATTGTCGGAGGGCGAGGTGCCGAACGTGGCGTCCGGCGCTTCCGGCGAGACGACCGTCGGCGCGCCGGTGGATGGCGCGGCAGTCGATCCGCCGACCGGCGAGGTTCCCGTTGTCACGCCCGTCGCGTCCGGCGAGGCCGTTGTCGAGACGCCGGTCGACGGCAGCCGGCCGGCCGCGATGATCCCGAGCGGCGACGGTTCGCCCGTCCAGGTGGTCAACCCTGAGGGCGAGGTTGTCGATATCGACGCCGCTCTCACCAAGCTCGACGAGGCCGGCGAGGACGACCCGATCGTCAAGCGCAAGTTCACCGCCGCGCAGCGCCGCGACGCCGCCAAGGCCGGGACGGCGATGAAGGACGGCTCGTTCCCGATCGAGAACAAGCAGGATCTCAAGGACTCGATCCAGGCGCTCGGCCGCGCCAAGGACCGCAACGCGACGATCGCGCATATCAAGCGCCGCGCCAAGGCGCTCAACCTTGAGGATGAGTTGCCGCCCTGGCTCGGCGGCCCGAAGCCCGATGCCAAGAAGACCGAGCGTCATGTGCCGGGCCAGGTCTGGACTTGCGGCGATCCCGCGCACCAGCACCTCGCCAAGGCCGAAGCCGTGGCCTGCCTCGACCAGCGCGACGCGATCGCCAAGGCGGCGGCGTCCGCGAAGCCGGCAGCCGATGCGGTGGCGCAGTTGCGCGATGTCGTCGGCGCGGCGTTGGCGGCCGCCGGCAAAGATCCGACCATCGCCACGGTCGCCGACACCACCACCGTCCGCAAGGGCCTCTACACCCTGAGCGACCTCGCCTGCATGGTGCTGCAGCTCCGCTCGATGGTGTGCAACGTCGATTACGAAGAGACCAGCGAAAAGGACAGCGACTCCCGGCTGCCGCAGTTGATGCGCGACGCGCTGGCCTCGCTCGTCACCGCCTTCCGGGCGATGTCCGATGAGGAGACCGCGGAGCTGCTGGAATCGGTCGCGACCAACACGGCCGAGCCCGACAACGCGGCGACATTCCTCTACATGGCCGCCCATTCCGGCGATCTCTTCAAGGCCGGCGCGCGGCACAGCAAGGCCGACATGGCCACCATCCAGAAGTGCCACGACATGCTGTCCGACCTCGGCGCGCAGTGCGCGATGCCCGAGGATGACACCGACAAGGTCGCCAAGGTGCTCGGCGACAAGGACGCCGAGATCAACGAGTTGCGCAAGGTGCTCGACCAAGTCGAGCCGTTGACCAAGGCTGTCACCGAGCTGGGCACGACGATCGCCGACCTGCGCAAGACGGCCGAGACGCAGGCTGCGGAGATCGCGATGCTGAAGGCGCAGCCGATGCCGGCCAAGACCGCAACGACCCAGCACGCGGTCGAAAAGGCATTCGACAACGGCGGCGGGCCGGCCACAACCGATGAAGACATGCTGAAGCGCCTCGGCGAGATGTCCGAGGAGGAACGCACCATGCTGCTCATCAAGGCGGCGAAGACCAATCCGGTCGCGCCGCGCTTTGCCGGCGCCCGACCGGACGCTGGCTAAACCCTTTCGCCGGCGGTATCCCGCGACGCGGGAACGGCCGGCCAACGAACGGCCCCCGGGGGCCGCATCCGAATGCCCGGGACTCACGTCATGCCGCCGCGAGGCGCCGCATCCCTTCGATGGAGCATATCGATGACGCCCCAGGAAACCCTCGACGAACTGAAGAAGTCGCTCGGCGCGCCGAGCGATACTGTCGCCAAGACCATCTCGACCGGCACCGGCATCGTCGCCTACGACTTGCAGGCCCCGGCCAAGAACCTCTACCCGGTCGTGACCCCGATCCGCAACGCGCTGCCGCGCGTCGGCGGCGGCACCGGCCTGATGACCAACTGGCGTCAGGTCAACGCCATCATCGGCTCTGGCTTCGATAACATGGGCTGGGTCAAGGAAGGCCAGCGCTCCGGCCAGATGAACTACAGCACGTCCAACAAGTCGGCGTCGTACATGACGATCGGCGAGGAAGACGCGGCGACCTACGAGGCGATCAGCGCCGGCCGGGGTTTCGAAGACATCCAGGCCCGCATGACCATGCGCCTGCTGCAGAAGATGATGCTGAAGGAAGAGGTCGCCCTGCTCGGCGGCAATTCCAGCATCGCTCTCGGCACGCCCGGCACGATCGCGCACTCGGCTTCGGGTTCGGGCGGCACGCTGCCCGGCTCGCCGACCACCTATTACGCCCAGGTCGTCGCGCTGACGCTCGAGGGCTACCTGAATTCGAGCCTGACGGGCGGCGTCGCCATCGCCAAGACGATCACCGGCGCCGACAGCAACACCTACACGCTGAACGGCGGCTCGTCCGCGGCGGCGGATGAGGTCAGCCAGGCGGTCACCCTCGGGCAGACGCTGTTCCTGTCGGTCCCGGCGATCCAGGGCGCGGTGGCCTATGCCTGGTTCGTCGGCGCCACGTCCGGCGCAACCAAGCTGGAGGTGATCACCACGATCAACAGCGCCGCGTTCTCGGCGCCGCTGCTCGGCACCGGGCAGGTGGTCACCGCGATCACCGGCGACCATTCGAACAACCCGGACCTGGCGTTCGACGGCCTGCTGACCGCCGCGCTCAATCCGGCGAATGCCGCCTACGTCAGCATCATGGCGACCGGCACCGCCGGCACCGGCACGGTGTTGACCTCCTCGGGGCGCGGCTCGGTCGTCGAGATCGACACGATGCTGGAGGCCATGTGGAACAACTTCGAGTTGTCCCCGACGGTTCTCTACATGAACGCGCAGGAGCTGCGGAACATCACCAGCAAGGTGCTGACCAACGACTCCGGTCCGCTGGTGCGGTACGAGGCGGGCCCCGACGGCGTGCGCGCCACGGCCGGCGGGTTCGTCGAGTTCTACTACAACCCGTTCGCGCTCGGCGGCGGCATCAAGATCCCACTGAAGATCCACCCGCGCGTCCCGCCGGGCACGATCATCGGCTGGACCGAGAACCTGCCGATCCAGTACCAGTCGAACGAGGTGCCGAACGTCGCCGAGGTCAAGACCCGCGTCGACTATTACCAGGTCGACTGGCCGGTCGTGACCCGCCAGCGCGCCGTCGGCGTCTACGCCGAGGAAGTGCTGGCCGTCTACGCCCCGTTCGCGATGGGTGTCATCACCAACATCGCGAACGGCTAAGGCACCCGCGCCGGAGCGTGCTCCGACGCCCGACGCCGGGAGGAACGCCAATGGCCGACATGACCCTGGTCGTTCCTCCCGGCGCCCTCGGCTTCCCGATCAGCTACGGTACGCAAGCCTACCAGCCCTATCGGGAAGACCACACCAACCCCAGCGGCCGCTGGCTGATCGACATGCCGCCCGACGTGGCGCGCCATTTCATCGGCGTAGGAGGTTTCATCGTGGCAGACAGGATCGCGCCGTCGGCGGCGCGCGCGAAGATTTCGATCATCCGCATGTTCCATCCCAAGGGCGGCAGCGCCGACGACTACCCGGTCGATCAGGACGGATTCTTGCTGGTGCCGAACGGCCCGGACGTGGCCGCCATGCGCTCGCACGGCTTCAAGATCGAGGGCGAGGAACCCGCGCCCGCGCCGCCGCCGCAGATGGTGCCGCTTGAAGATCACCAGCGCGCGGTCGACCATATCAATGCGCTTGGCGAAACGATCCGTGAACGCGATCGCGACGCGAAGATGGCGCGCGACCAGCTCGACGCCAATCAGGGCGAGATCACTGAGTTGCGGGAGAAGCTCGCGGCGGCCGAAAAGGCCCTCGCCGAGGCAACGAAGCCTCCGCCGGCGGCGTAGCGAATGCCCCTCAACCTGACCACGCTGGCAAATGCCGAGGCGTGGATCGGGGATTTGACGCCCGGCGACAGCGCGGCCACGGACGCGCTGATCAATCGCCTGATCACCGCCGCATCCGGCCTGATCCTGTCATTCGTGAACCGGCCGACCCTGCTGCCGCAGACCTACACGGAGACGCGCGACGGCACTGGCGGCCCGCGGCTGATGCTGCGGAACTGGCCGGTGACCGCGGTCGCGGCGGTGACGATCGGCGGCACGGCGATCCTGGCCGGTTCCTATTCCGGCCAGCCCACGACGAACGGCTGGGCCGGCTATTTCTTCTCGGGCTGGGACGGCATGCCGCCCGGCAGGCGCGTCAACCTCGAGCTCAACGGCCAGCGCTTCTGCCGCGGCATCCAGAACGTGTCGGTCACCTACACGGCCGGCTATCTGGTCGACAATGAAGCGGGCACGGTCGATGGCGCCGCGGATCCGGCCAATTCTGTAACGGTGCAGGCGCCCTACGGTTCGTGGGGCTCCGACCAGGGCGTCACCTATGCCAACGGCACGCCGCTGGTCGCGGTGAAGGCGGCGCCCTCCGCCGGCCAGTACCAGCTCGACACGACGCCGGGCATCTACGTCTTCAACGCGGCCGACGCTGGCGCGGACGTCCTGATCAGTTACGGCTTCGTCCCCGCGGTGATCGAGGAAGCGTGCGTTCAGATGGTCGCCGAGCGCTACAGCTACCGCGCCCGGGTCGGATCGCGCTCCAAGACCCTCGGAGGCCTGGAAACCATGTCCTACGACCGCAGCCCGATCCCGCCCGAGGTGACGGCGATGCTGCGGTCCTATTGCTCGGTCGCGCCGGTCTGATGGTGCACGTCGAGATCAGCGTCACTGGCGACACCGAGGTCGCCGGCTATTTCGGCGCGCTCCCCGAAGAGTTGCGCCTGGCGATCGCGAAGAAGGTCGCCGACTTCACCGGCCAGCTTTGGGACAAGATCGTCAACCAGAACCTGAACGGCGTCATCTTGCAGCGCCGCAGCGGCAAGCTGGCGGACTCGATCAAGTCCAAGGTCGACGACAAGGGCGACGTTATCACCGGCACGGTTTTTTCGGACGGCAGCGCGCCCTACGCCGCAATTCAGGAGTATGGCGGCAAGACATCGCCGCACGACATTGTTCCGGATAAGGCGAAGGCGCTGCATTTCCTGATGGGCGGCAAAGACACCTTTGCGACCATCGTGCACCACCCAGGCTCGACAATCCCGGCGCACGCGTTCATGCGCTCAGCTCTCGCTGACATGGTGCCGGTCATCGAAGAGGGTTTCCGGGAGGCGGTGGCCAGAGCCGTCGCGGACCGGCCCGTGCCGACGGAGTAAACGCATGGCCACCCGCGAAGATGTCCTGAACGCCCTGGTGACAAAACTCCAGGGCATGACCTTTGCGGCGCCGATCAACGGCAAGACAACATGGGTCGGCACCGTAGGACGCCGCATCAAGCTGTGGGGCAACGTGCCGCCCGACCGCCGGCCGGCCGCCTTCCTGGTCGAGCGCGGCGAGCGCGACGAGCGCCGTCATCTGGGCACGCCGCCGCTGCGCACGCTGACGCCGCGACTGGTCGCCTACACCAGCGTCAAGGATCAAACGCAGATCGGCGGAACGCACCTCAACCTGATCCTCGAGTCGCTTGAAGCGGCGCTGACGCCGGACAATTGGGGCCGCGGCACGCTGACCCTGGCTGGCGAATCCTACTTCGTGCGGATCGAAGGCGAAATCTTCAAGGATGCTGGCGATCTCGACGGCGACGCGATGCTCGTCGTGCCGATCGCCATCCAGATGCCGTAACCCGGAGAAGACCGACATGGATGATTTGCGGGCGCCCATCGAAGCAATTGCCGACGCAACGAACGAGGCCGCGCTCGGCGCGCCTGAAGCGCCTGCCGCCGCGCCAGCGACGCCTCCCGCGGTGCCGGCCATCAATCTGGAGATGCTGGTCGAGGATTGGTGGCGCGAGCATTTCCCCGGCTCAGCCGTCGGCCGCTTCACCGATGGGTGGAACGTCGCTCTGAAGGCGAAGGACGAACTGAAGAAGCGGCTTGTGGCCGCCCTCAGCTAACCGCAGACGCCCCTTCAAAACGCGCTTTGGGGCAAGCGCGCCCGCGACCGTCGGATGACAGGCCGCATTCCCTCTTGATGGAGCCCCAACATGCAAGTCGGGTTCAGTGCAGGCGCGGCCTTTGGCCAGCGCACCGATGTCTCGGCCGTCAGCCCCGACCAGTTCGCCCTGCTTCAGAGCGTGAGCGTCGATTTCGACTTCAGCCTGAAGGAGCTGTACGGCGAATATCAGTTCCCGCCGGTCATCGCTCGCGGGCAGGCCAAGGTCAGCGGCAAGATCAGCTTCGCGCGGATCTTCGGCGCGATCTATGCCGACCTGTTCTTCGGCGAGACCGCGGCGATTGGCGCCGGGCTCGTCGCGATCGAGAACGAATTCGGCACGATCCCGGGCAGCTCGACCTATATCGTCACGGTTGCCAATTCGGCGACCTGGACGGAAGACCTCGGCGTCTACTACGCGGCGACCGGGAAGCGACTGGCTCAGGTCGCCTCCGGGCCGACGGCCGGCCAATACAGCGTCGCCGCCGGCGTCTATACCTTCGCTGCCGCCGACGCCAGCCTCGGGGTGAATATCAGCTACCTCTACAACGCGGCGTCGGGCCAGGTGAAATTCACGATCAACAATCACTTGATGGGCGTCACGCCGACCTGGAAGGGCGTCTTCTACAATCCGGGCGTGGTCATGGGCGCCGCCAACGGCCGGACCCTTGTTCTCAACCGCTGCGTGTCGAGCAAGCTGTCGATCCCCGACAAGATCGACGACTTCCAGATGAACGAGATGGATTTCTCGGCCTTCGCGGACGACAGCGGCGTCATCGGCACCTGGACCTCGGTGGAGTAGAGCATGGCAGACCTGATCACACTCGGCGACCGGACGTACGAATTCCGCAAGCTGAAGCTCGGCGAGTTGCGCGCGGTGCAGGCGGCGCTGCGCGCCGACGCCGAGGACTCGATCGGCTATGCGGCTGGGATCATCGCGGCCGCGTTGCCGGATCACAACCTCACCCCAGAGGCGCTCGACGGCCTGGAGGCGCTGCGGTACGAGATCGATGACGCGGCGACAAAGCTTCTCAAGCTGACCGGGTTTCAGCGGTCGGGGGAAGTGGAGCCGCAGCCGGCAGCCTAGCCGATATCTACTCGGCGCTGGCAACCGGCTGCGGCATGTCTCACCGTCAGATCGACGAGCTCTATCTCGACGAGGCGCAAGAGACCTTCGCCTATTGGGAGCGCAACCCGCCGACCTACCAGATGGTCAGCATCATCGCTCAGATGCTCGGCTGGAAGCGCCCTGTCGGAGAAGCGCCGCCGCTGCCGACGTTGACAGCCGCCGAGGCGGCGGCGATCGGCAAAGCCGCCGGGCTGCCGGGCCCGGTTGCCACCAGCTTCGAGGACATGAAGGCCCGCAACCTGGCGCGCATGGTCGAGATCGCCAAGCGCAACGCGGCCAAGGGCCTCAGTACTGGATCCCCACCATGACGCCGTCGCGGAAATAGACGTAGATCGCATCGGCGCCCCCGCCTCGGATCACGTAGGCGCAATCGCTGTCGCTGCTGGGATAGATCCACTGCTGGACCGCCTGGCCCGAAACGACACTGATGTTGGTTTTGGCCGGACGCCCAAGCATCGAGTTCCGAACCTGATCTTCGGTCATCCCGTCGTGCGGGAGCTGCGACACGCATTGCTGGCGAGATGGCAGCACGGGCGCCGTCGCCGGACGCGCATGGAACACACCGCGCGCGCGCTCCCGGAGTTCGGCGCCCATGCGCTTCTCCGCAGCGATTAGCGCGTCAATCGACTGCGGCTCAGCCGACATAGTTGGCCGGGCCGCCAATAGCGCCAGCGCCAGCGCGCCGATCGTGACTCGCGTTCCCTGCCTCATGGGCATCAATCGTATCAGGAGGTGCCATGCCTGAGAACATCGGCGTCTCGATTGGTGCAGACAGTTCCAAGCTGCGCGCCGACCTGGCGATCGCCCAGGCGCAGGTGCGCGCGTTTGGCGCCGAGCTGCGCAAGGCGGCATCATCGTCGCTGTCCGGCGGCGATGTCAGCGGCCTGCAGAAGATGGCCGCGGCGACGCAGGCGGCCGAGCAGAACGTCAAGCGGCTCCGCTCCACGCTGAACAGCGGCGGTTCCTCGCCGTTCGGCAAGACGATCAAAGACATGAAGATGCTCGGCGAAGGGGTCGAGAAGGGCCTGACCGCGATCACCTCGATGCGCGGCGCCTTCCGCGAGCTGGGCGAGACGGTCGGTGTCGCCTTCGCGGCCGAAAAGATCATTGAATGGACCGCCGCGGCAGCCGAGGGCGCCGAGACGATCAAGAACCTTGCACTCGCCACCGGCATCTCGGCGCAGGAGTTTGCGCAGTTCTCGGCAGCGGAGAAGCTCGTCGGCGGCAATGCCGAGGCGGCGGCGCGGTCGATGATCACGCTGCGCCAGAAGATGCAACAGGCCGTCGAACAACCGGATTCGGGCGCAATGGACGCCTTCGGCCACCTCGGCCTATCGGTGACAGAGGTGAAGGCCGGGCTGACGGATCTCTTCCCTTTCATGCGGCGGTTGATCGCACTTTACGGAGAGTTCTCCGCAAGCCAGCAACACGCCGCGGATTTCGCTCAACTCTTCGGGTCGCGCGGCTTGGTCCAAATCGCCCGGCTGAGCGAGGGACTTGACGAGCTGATCAAGAAGGGCACGGACCTCGGGATGGTCCCTTCCCCGGAGATGCTCGACAACCTCGACAAGACTGCTGGCAAAATCCACGAGCTCGGCGGCGCATGGGAGGGGTTCAAGAACGAGGTCGCCAACAGCGGCGTATTCACGGCTCCGCTCGAAAACTTGACCGACCTTCTACAGAAGCTTCGCGGCGCAAGATCATGGCTGGCGGCCGCCCCTGGCCAGAAACAAATGTCGGTAGCCGACGTCGCCGCCTTCACTGGCCACGCTGCTGTTCCGGATATGGCCGTTGTGGGCGCCGGCAAGTCGGCGGCCTACGCGACGCTGCCGCCGCCAATCCCGGACTTGCCGTTCAGCATGCGCTCCGGTGTACGCACCGATGCCGGCCAGGAAACCGCCATCGCCGACATCATCGCCCATGCTGCGGCGACCCTGCCGCAAGGCTACCGGGTTGAGATGACCTCGGGATATCGGCCGCAGGGGTCAAATTCGCCGGTCGGGAAAAACTCGCAGCACACGCTCGGGTTGGCCGGCGACTTCGCAATCATCGGCCCCAATGGCCAGATCCCGAACGAGGGTGCCGACACGACCGGCATGTACGGCAATCTATCCACCGCGGCGCAGGCCTACCAGAAGAGCACATACCCGCAGTTTTCACCCTATTGGCGATGGGGCGGCCAATTCGGCGCCAACGGGGGACCGGCCGGTCCCGGCTCGCCCGCTGACCTGATGCACTTTGACCTGCGCGGCTATTCGGCAAGCGCACCGGCGGCGCAGCCGATGCCGAGCGACTACACCACCGGGGCCGCGAAGAAGCGCTATGACGCCGACATGGAAAAGCGCCAGTCGGCGGCCGAGGAAATCCACGATCAACAGGCGTTGCTCGCGATCGCCAAGGAACGCGCCGATTTCGAGAAGAAGACGCCGGATCAACAACACACATTCTTGGCCCAGAAATACCCTTACGGCAGCGCCGAAAACACGGCGGGCGCCGCTGGCGCGAAGGCAGACACCGAGGTCCACAAGACCGAGGTCGCCGCGCAGCAATACGAGATCAGGACGCGGCTCGCTCAGCTCGACATGCAGCAGGACGAGGCGCGCCGCCGCAGCGACCTCGCTACGGTCGCCCAGATCGAGCAGCAGAAAACCGCCATCATCCAGGCGAACAGCTCGGCGACCGCGGCCGAGAAGATCCAGGCCGAGAGCCGGGTCCGCGCGGCGCAGTTGGAGACGGCGCAACAGGCCTTCAACCTGGCCGAGCAGGGGACGGCGGCGCAGCAGCACGCCGACGCCGACATCGAGAAAGGCTTCGCGGCGCGCCAGAACGCGCTCGTCACGCGCGGCGCGATCACGCCGCAACAGGGCACCAGCGCGCAGATTGCCGAGGTGCAACAGATCGCCGCGGCAGAGCAGGCCGCCCTCGAAAGACTGATGGCGATGGCCGATGCCACCAGCAATCTGACCGAGCGCACCCGGGTCTATTGGCAGGAATGGGAACTCGGCACCCAGACCCAGGCCAAGGTGCTGGAACTGCAAAAGCAGATGACGGACGAGGCCAAGAAACTCGCCGAAGCCTACGCGCAGCCGTTCAAGCAGGCCATGAGTTCGGTCTCCGGCAGCATCGAGAGCGCCCTCACCGGCGTCATCACTAGAACGACGACCCTGCAGAAGGCCTGGCAGGACGTCGACAAGGCGATCATCTCGGCCGGCGTCCACCTGGCCGGCTCCGTCCTGTCGAAGGCGGCCGGCGGCATGCTGGGCGGCAAGCCCGGCGAGGGCATCGAGGACGTGCTCGGCAACATGGCGAGCAACTGGCTCGGCAAGCAGGTGAGCGGCCTGTTGCCGGGGCTGGCGACCAGCACGGCGGCAGACACCGCGGGCGCGACCGCCTCGGCGCCGATCCTGAGCGCCGGCATGGTTGCTGGCGCCACGGCGGCAGCCCCGATCCTGACGGCCGCCATGGCGGCAGGCGGCGCGAGCAGCGGCATCGGTTCGGCCGCTGGCGGGCTGCTGGGCGCTTCCGGCGGTATCGGCGCGATGGTCGACGCGATCCCGCTGGGGTTCAGCCAGGGCGGCATCGTGCCGTCGGCAGCCGGCGGCTGGGCATTGCCGTCCTTTGCCGGGGCGCAGCCGGCGCTGCTGCACTCGAAGGAGATGGTCCTGCCGCAGCATCTCAGCGAGGGCATCCAGAACATGATCGGCAGCGGCGGCGGCGGCGGCGGCCAGTTCAACGCGCACTTCCACGGCCCCGCCGACGCGCCGTCGATGGAGCGCTGGTTCCGCGACAACATGATGCGTAATTCGAGCGTCATGGAGCGCGCGGTCCGCTCGAACCGCGTGAGGATCTGATGTCGGATCCGATCTTTCCGGATCTGGCTGGCCTCGCCTGGACGGTGACGAAGACGCCGAATTTCTCGACCCGCACGCAGCGCGGCACCTCCGGGCGCGAATTGCGCCTCATCGACCAGCCGCTCGCGATCTGGGATTTCAGCCTCAACTACGATTTCCTGCGCGATCAGAACGACACGCGGGCCGGCGCCGGCATTGGCCCGGGCGTGGGCCACAACGAGCTGCGCACGCTGATGGGTTTCTACCTGTCGCGGCAGGGCAGCTTCGCGACGTTCCTGTTCGACGATCCAACCGACAATACCGTCGTGGGTCTCGGCGACGCGACCGGGGTCATGGGGCCGGGTGACGGCGTTTCCGTGAGCACGTCGCTGTTGCGCCAGTTGCTCCCGGGCGCCGGCCAGTACACCGAGCCGGTCGCCGCGACCAACACGGTGACCGCCGTCTATGTGAACGGCGTCGACCCCGGCGGCTGGACCGTCGACGCGGACACCGCGGTCGTCACTTTCGGATCGGCGCCTCCCGCGGGCGCGACGCTCAGTTGGGATGGGACGTTCTATTTCCGCTGCCGGTTCGCCCTCGATCAGGCCGAGTTCAGCAACTTTCTCTATCAGCTCTGGTCCCTGAAGCAGCTCAAGTTTTCGTCGGTCCTTTCCTAAGGAGAAATCCATGCTCAGCCGTGAAATGACGATCGTTGCCATCCACGGCGAGGGTGACGCCGCTACCGCGCACAACCTGCTCCGCACGCCGAAGAACCCGACGCCGCCGATGCCGCGGCCCGATGTCGTTGCGGTCCTGCGCGATGACGCTGGCAATCTGCACGAAATCCGCATGGCGGATTGGGACGACGTCAAGGAGCTGCAGCAGCTTGCCGGCTACGACACCAGCCCCAACGACCAGAAGCAGCCGAAAAACCACTGGAAGTTCGGCGCCAAGGTCAAGGTGACAGTAGGCGCCATCGAGGCGCCAGCGGCATAGCCTGCCGCCGGGTTTGCACCAGGGCGCCTTGCAGCGCCCTTTTTTGTGCCGCAAGGCGCCATCCCATCCCTGAGAGGAAAACCGCATGTCGAGCGGCCGCACTTACAACGTCACCTTTCGCAGCGTGAGCGTCGCCGCGGCGCAAGACCTGATCGCGGTGTACGCCGGCGCCTCGATGGCCTTCGAGGTCATCGGCTTTGGCTTGTCGCCCGGCAACACGACGGTCGAAAACCTGCTGATCAACCTGAAGCACCTGCCGGCCACCGTCACGGCCGGCTCGGGCGGGTCGGCCGGTACGATGCAAAAGGACAACCCGACGGATGCCGCCGCGACGGTTACCTCGCGCATCAACGACACGACCCCGGCGACCACCGGCGGCACGGCCGACTACCCGCATTCGGACGGCTACAACGAGGTCAACGGCTTCGAGTGGATTTTCCCCGAGCGCTCGCGCCCGGTTGCCAAGCTCAGCGAGGCGATGGTGTTCGAGGTCGTAACGGCGCCCGGCGCCGGCCGCACGTTGAGCGGCTGGATGAAGATCCGCGAGCTGTTCTAGGCCGGGAGGTCCGATGGCCTATCACGCAAACCCGCTCGTCGAGGATTTCAAACTCTACAGCGCGATTGCGGATGCGGCCACCGGACCGGCGCCGATGTGGAACTCGTCACAGTATTGGTCCTTCGCGGCCGGCCGGTTTTCCGGCGAACAGGGCATGACCCCCAATGGCCTCGCCACGGGTGCCGCGACGATGCTCTACAAGGATCTGGGCGAGACTGACGCCTCGATCATCTGCGCGCTGTCCTTCATCCAGAACATCGCCCTCGGCGGCGCGACCGAAGGCTTGGGCATCCAGTTGCTCGACGGCGTCACCGCCCAAGTCACGGTCATGTTCCGTACCGATGGCTCCGTCATCGTGCGGTCGGGCGGCACGAGCGGCACGATCGTGGCGACTTTCCCGGGCGTGTTCACGCAAGCGACCTGGCTTCCGCTCCAGATCGAGATCGTGGTCGGGACAAGCGGCTCGGTCAGCATCTGGAAAAACGGCCAGACGGGCGCGCTGACCAGCCCCGACCATAGCGCCACCGGCATCAACACGCAGGGCGGCACCGGAGCGGCCCAATACAGCCGCGTGTCCCTCGTCTCGTTCGGCTTTGTGCCTTTCGGGATGGGCGCCGGCAACCAGGTTGTCGATTCCTTCCGCTGCTGGAACGAAACCGACAGCGGCGTGGCAGCCGGCCCCTATCAGCTCGTCGGCGATTGCCGCCCGGAAATCCTGCTGCCCGACAACGATGCGGCGATCCAGTTCTCCGACACCGCGCCCTTTGAGGACGCGAACACCTTTCCCTATGCCGCGAGCACCGACAGCCGCGGCGCCGGAACGGTGACCTACAGCGCCTACACCCCGGCGCGGAATTTCGACATTTCCGAGGTCCAGATCTCCCTCAACGCGCCGATTACGGGGCATGTCTCCTTCGCCGTCTGGGATAGCGACGGCCTGCCGCGCGGGTCGACGGCGACGCCCGGCACCGTCCTCGGTTCGGGCACGATCACAAACCCGGTTGGCGGCAACAACGTCATCACCATGACGTCGCCGGTGCGGCTCGTCCGCGGCCATCTCTATTTCGTGGCGCTCGATCAGGACGTGACCACCGTCTACCAGTGCACCTTCGGTTTTCCACCGACGTATCCGACATACACGGGCACGACGTCCTACGGCAGTTTCCCGGCGGCCAATCCGGCACCGCTCACCACCTTCACCAGCGGCAACATCGATGCGATGACCCTGATCTCGGTCGAGAATTACGCCTCGCTGGCCGAGCCAAAGCAAGACGGTTCCGCCACCTATGTTACGAGCCAGACGGCGGGCGACCGGGATCTCTATGGCCTCGACGACCTGACCGACACCCCAACGAACATCGATACCGTCGTTGTTCGCCTCCTTGCCTGGAAAACCGATGCCGGTGCGCGCGAGGGCCAGATCGAGTGGCTCTCCGGCGCGACGACGGCTGACAGCACGGCAGAGGAATTGGCCTCGACCCCGGGCTACCTGAACGACGTGCGCGGCGCCGACCCCAACACCGGCGCCGCATGGACGGCGGGCGCGGTGAACGCGCTCGAGATCGGGCCCAAGGTCGCCGCCTAAAACCCGCCCCAAAAGGAGGCCGGCATGGCCAGCCCTTATGCCTCCAATCCAACGGCCGCGGACAGGGTCAAGGAAACCACGACCGCAACGCCGACGCTGTCTGTTGGGGCGACGATCAACCTCGCCGGCGCCGTCACTCAGTTCCAGTCCTTTGTCGCTGGGATCGGGAACGGGCATGCCTGCTTTTATTGCGTCCTGTCCGGGAACGGCACTGACTGGCAGGTCTCCCGCGGCACGGTCGTCAGCGGCTCACCGAACACGATCAGCGTCGACGCCTTCCTGGCATCGAGCACCGGGTCACCGATTACGCTCAGTGGCACCAGCTCCATCTTCCAGACCCATCCGGCTCACGGGACGGACTTCTATACCGGCGGCGCTTGGGACGCGACGGGGGCGACCTCCTACCTGAAGGGCGCCATCGTCACCTTCGGGGGATTGTGGTGGCTGGCGCGCGAGAACGTGCCGGCGCCGAACTACAACGCGCCCCCCGCTATCGATGGGTCTGCCTCTGGTTCCGCCAGCGGCAGCAGCTTGACCGTGACCCTGACGACGACCCAAGCCGATGACGTGGTCTATCTCGCGATCAACGGCAACGCCTCGGCTTCGGTGTCTGGCGTCTCAAGCACGAATACCACCGGGTGGGTTCGTCGCCAGCGCGTGACCCAAGGAACAGAGTGGGTCGAGATCTGGAGGGGATCGGCGGCTGCGGCCCTGACGTCGGAAGCGATCGGGATCACCCTGACCGGGTCGGACTACCCCGCCGGCATTGCCATTGGCGTATCCGGGGCCAACTATTCGGCGCCGGGTGACACCAACGCCGCCCACCGCGTGAGCGCCAGCGGCACCTCGTCCACAACCCCAGCGGTAACCGGGCTCTCCACCGACGAGGCCTATGACCTGCTGTTATGCTTCATCGGCGTCGGCGGCGCGAGCGGGGCGAACCCGAGCGCCTTCACAGACATAACCCACACCACGTCCGTCAACCCGTCCAACATCCGGGCCGGCTACCTCAGCGTTACGACGACGGAGACCAACGCCGGATGGACGGCGGCTGGCGGCGCTGTTGCGAACTGGGGTATGGTCGTGGACGCGATTACCGCAGGCGCCGGCCCTCCGGGCGTCGACCCGCGGTGGGTCGCCACGGGCGGCCTGACCAGTGCGGCCCTCGACGCGGTCATCGGCTCGACCCAGGGGATGCTCCTCTACCGCGACGCCTCGGCGTGGAAGGCGCTCTCCCCGGGCGCCGCCGGCTACCTGCTCCAGACCGGCGGCACGGCCGCAAACCCATCCTGGATCTCCGGCGGCGGCGTCGCGAGCGGCCTCTACAGCCAGGTCATGTCGGGCGTGGCGCCGACCCAGGCCTCGACGGGCTTCGGCACCTGGGTGAACCAGGGGAGCGCCACCGTAACCAACGGAACCACCGGCGTCAGCCTCTACGGACCGAGCGGAGGGAACAGCGAGAACTGGCACGGACTCACCAAGACGGCCCCCACCCCGCCCTACACGGTGAAGGCGCTTCTCGCCGCCGGCCTGGACGTCCAGGGCACGACGTTCCCGAACGTGGGCATTGGCTGGACCGACGGCACCAAGCTGCACATCTTCTCCTTGAACTTCAGGAACTACTTACCCTTCTGCTGGGTAATGAAGTACAATAGCGTTACTTCGTACAATAACGCCGACTCCAGCATAAGCGTCCCCATAGCCAACCCAATTTGGATTTGGCTCACGAACAGCGGCACGAACATCACCTTTGCCTACGCCATCGACGGGGCCAACCCCACCACCTTGTTCACCGTCGCGATCGGCAGCGGGTTCCTCGGCAGCGGCGGATACGGAACGCTGTTCTTCGGGATTGACACCTTCAACACAGGCGTCCGGGGGACGCTCATGGCCTACTCGGATTAGCCGCGGCGAGAGCGCCCGATGAGTATTTCCGAAGGCGCGATCTCCGAACTTGCAATCTCGGAGTCTTCCTCCTCCGCCCCGCCAGCGGTTGTGGTGCCTTTTGTTCCGCGGCTGGCGATCGCCGTCGCCCTCCAGACGACCGAAGCCGACGAGCTGATTGCGCCGCGGCGGCGGGCGCCGCTGCTGGCAGCGGCCCACTACCCGCGACGGCCTCGGGTTTTCAACGAGCCCTTCGACCCTGAGGACGACGACGCGATCGTCCGGCTGCTGGCCGCGCGGCATGCTCTTGTTGTCCATAGCGGGCACATGGCGGCGGGACACGCCGCCGCCGCGGTCTACCGCACTGGCCACGCTGGCGACGCGCCGCCGATGGCGGCCGGCCACGTCGCTGCCGCGGTCTACCGCACTGGCCACGCTGGCGACGCGCCGCCGATGGCGGCCGGCCACGTCGCTGCCGCGATTTGGCGCAGCGGCCAGGCGGGACTTCAGGCGGCGATGGCCGCCGGGCAGATCGCCGCCGTCATCTGGCGCAACGCGCCATATCAGACGGGGCCGGTTGGCGTGCCGCCGCCGCTGTTTCCGCCGCCGCTGCCGCCGCTGCTGTACGCCTGGCCGATCAAAAAGCGGATGCAGTTCCACACGCGCCTACAGCGCTCGGTCAACGGTCGCGATTTTCGCCTGCTCGATCAGCCGTTGCCGATCTGGACCTGGACGCTGACCTTCCCGGTGCTGCGCGATCAAAACGACAGCCGCGCGGCATCGCCCTACTCCTATGCCGAGTTGCGCGACCTGATGGCGGCCTTCCTCGGCGGCTTTGGCCCCTACGGCCTGTACGGTTTTGACGACGTGACCGATGACAAGGTCGCCGGGCAATACCTGACGACCGGCGACGGGCTGAACTCGACCTACCAGGCGCAGCGCACGATGGGCTCTGGCGCGGGCAGCTTCACCGAGCCGATCACGCTCCTCAACGTCGTGTCGGCGCTCTACTACAACGGGATCGACGCCGGCGCCTTCCGCTACGACGTGTCGACGGGGCTGATTTATGCGGCGGCAGCGGCGCCGAGCGGCGCCCGCGTCACCGCCGACTTCACTTACTATTTCCGGGTCCGCTTCACCGATGATCTGCAGGATTTCGAGAACCTGATGCTCGACCTGTGGCAACTGAAGCAGTGCGCCATCCAGTCGGTCATCTACCCTTAACAAGCCTCGTAGCCTTTCAAAGAGGGGTGACCCCATGAGGCCTGCGCCGTCCGCGCTCGTTGCGTATCTGGCGGACCGTTCGAACAAATCGGCCGCCGTCATCGACCTCTACACCTTCGCTTTGCTCGACGGCTCGACGCTGCGCTACGCCGAATGGACGACGGCAATCAGCACCATCGGCGCCAATTTCCCGGCCGGAAGCCTGAACGCTGGCGGCCCCGCCGTCTTTGCGATCGGGCCGCGGTTTCAGCGCTCGAAGGCGACCTTCAAGACCGGCGTCGACCCCACCGAACTCGACCTGACAATCGGCGTCGGCGTCAACGACCTGATCGGCACGGTGAACTTCGCCAATGCCTGCCGCCTCGGCATTTTCGACGGCGCCACGGTCGAGCATGACCGCCTATGGGCGACCGACTCCAGCCTCGCAACGATCCTCGGCGCGGTGAATTGGTTCACCGGCCGAGTGGCCGAAATCGACTTCGGCCGCTCGCGCGTCGATATGAAGGTGAAGTCGCTCCTCAACCTGCTGTCGATCAACCAGTTTCCGCGCCGGCTCTACGGGTCGCCCTGCACGCACCTCTACGGCGGCGCGATGTGCGGCTATGACCGGGTCAACGGCAAGAACGCGCTCGGCGTGGCGACGGGTGTCGGCCAGTTTTCGATCACCGCGCAGACCGGCACGACGCAGGGCACGATCAATACCGGATCGACGCTGGCGAGCTGGGTGTCGCAAGGAACCGTGGTCGGCCTCACCGGAGCGAACGCCGGGATCACGCGGACGATCGCCAATACCGGCGACGGGACGCAGATCGGGATGTTCGTGCAATACCTCTACCCGGTCACGGTCGGCGACACCTTCAACGTGTTGCCGGGCTGCGACCATAGCCCCCCGACCTGCGATGGCGTCATGCAGAACCTCGGGCGGTTCGGCGGCTTCCCGCACATCCCGCCGCCAGAGTCGGCTGTATAGCGCTCAGGGGGATCACATGACCGAAGCGGAAATGCGCGCGGCCGTCGTGACCGAGGCCGGAGCGTGGCTGCGCACGCCGTTTCACCATGAGGGGCGGCTGAAGGGCATCGGCGTCGATTGCCTGATGCTGCTCGCCGAGGTCTATGAACGCGCCGGCATCATTCCCCACCTGGCCGTGCCGCATTACACGCCCGATTGGTTTCTTCACCGCAACGAGGAACTCTACCTCGGCGGCATGGAAAACCACGCCGCCGAGGTAGCTGGGCCGCCCGACCGCGCGCCGCAGCCGGGCGACATCATCATCGCGAAGATCGGCCGGTGCTTCAGCCACGCCGGCATCGTCATTCAGTGGCCGCGGCTGGTGCACGCCTATTTCGCGCAGGGCTGCGTCTGCTGGGGCAACGGAACCCTTGAGCCGTTCGCGCACAAGGAGTTGAGGTTCTTCAACCCGTTCGCCGGCGCGGCCCCATGAGCGGCTCGGCCCCGAAGCCGTTCTCGAACGCCTTTCGCGGCGCGAGCACCAATTCGCTGCGCTACAACACCAGCCAAAAGGGGTCGCCGGTCTACGTCGTTTATGGGACCGAGCGCTGCAGCGTCAACATGATCGCCGGCAGCAACTTTCAGCAGCACGGCACCTCGAGCGGCAAGGGCGGCAAGGGCGGCTCGAAATCGTCGAAAAAGGGCGGCCCGCAATACAGCGTCGACGTTGATTTTGCGCTGTGCGAAGGGCCGGTCAGCTTTACCGGATCGTCGCGAGGCGACGATGCCACCGGCAGCAATCAGATTTGGTCGGATGGCGGCGTCGCCAACGTCTTGAGCGCTGGGCTGAACCTCTATACCGGCGAGGACGGCCAAGACCCCGATCCGGTGTTTGCCACCCTCGGCGACTTGCCGATCCTCGGGTATTCCGGAACAGCGCACGTCACGGCGACGCCGATGAATCTCGGCTCGACGCCGATGGTGCCCAACATCCAGATCGAGATCCGCGGCTTTGGCGCCGGCACGGCTGGCACGAGCTTCCCCGATGACGCGCGGCCCGACTACATCGTCGTCGACATGCTGACCGACAGCCGGCACGGTGCCGGCTTCCCGCTGGCGAACCTCGACACCGGCGGCAGCTTCGGCGGCGGCGGCTCGGTCGCCGATTGGGGCAATTATTGCCAGGGCGCGCAATTCGCCATGTCGATCGTCATCGATCGGCAGCAGCCGGCGGCGCGCTGGCTCGACGAGATCGCCAACCTCACGGTATCCGCCGTCGTCTGGTCGCCGCCGCTGCTGAAAATCATCCCCTACGCCGACGGCGGCGTCAGCGCCAACGGCTCGACCTGGAACCCCGATCTGACTTGGCGCTATTCGCTCGGCGACGACGACTTCCTGCCCTGGCAGACCTCGCAAGGCAACGGCAGCCAGAACGAACAAGACCCGGTCATCATCACCAGATCCGACCCGACCGGCACGACCAACTGGATGACCGTCGAGTATGACGACCCAATCTACAACTACGACACCGAGTCGGTGCCGGTGTGGGACCAGGGCTCGATCGATCTTTACGGCCTGCATTCCGAGCCGGCCGTGCTCGGCGATTTCTTCGCCAACACAACGAGCGCGTCGCTTTCGGCGCAAACCCAGATCCAGCGCAAGCAATACATTCGCAACACCTACAAGTTCAAGTTGTCGCAGCGGTATTGCCTGCTGGAGCCGATGGATATCGTGCTCCTGACGGACACGAACACCGGCCTCGAAGGCGCTGCGGCGCGCATTCTTCAGATCGACGAGGACGACAACGGCGAGCTCACCATCAGCGCCGAGGAAATCCCCGGGATAGGCGGGCCGCCGTCGGGATCTACGATCAACCCCATCGGCGCCGGCGTGGCCACCTTCATCTCGACCGGCGTTACTGCGGCGCCGCCGGTATACGATCCGGGGATCAGCCCGGGCTTCACCAATCCGCCGATCATCTTCGACCCACCTGCGGCACTGACCGCCGGCACGAGCGAATTGTGGATTGTCGCGACGGGAGGGCCGGAGTGGGGCGGCTGCGCCATTTACGTGTCGACCGACAATGAAACGTACGCGCCCGCCGGGCAAATCTATCAGGGCGGTCGCCAGGGCGTGCTGATGGCGGCGCTGCCGACCGGCAGCGACCCCGATACCGTCAACACGCTCTCGGTCAACCTGGCGGAAAGCGACGGCACGATGACCTCCGGCTCGCAGAGCGACGCCGACAACCTCGTGACGCTTTGCTACTGCGACGGTGAGTTGATCTCCTACGAGACGGCCGCGCTCGTCGGCGCCAACGAATACAACCTGACCTATCTGCGCCGCGGTGCCTACGGCACAACGATCGGATCTCACAATATCGGCACGCAGTTCGCCCCGCTCGGCCATGTCAATCCGGCGCTGTTCCAGTGGCAATACCCGTCCAGCTTTGCCGGCCAGACGATCTATTTCAAGTTTCCGGCGTTCAACCTGTTCTTCGGGAACCTGCAGGATCTCGCAGACGTGCCGTATTACACCTATTCACTTGGATCGAACGGTGGGGTTGGCATTGAAGGCCTGCCGCTACGGCCTGCCATCACCCGGGCGCCGCTCAGGCTCGTCACAATCGAAACTGCCGCCGAAGAGCGGTTCCGGATCAGGGGGATGCGATGAAAGAGAAGCCGGAGACTGATCGCGGCGTTGGATGGACGGACGACCGGAAGATCGAGTGGGACACGATCGATCCCGCCGAGCGGGCCTTTCTGGTCGCTTTCGCTCGGGATTACCTCGCCGGCCGCCGAATGCTGTGTCACCTCGCGCACATGATCGTCGGGCTCGGCATGTTGGCGGCGGCGCTCGCGGCGATCATCGCCCTCAGCGGCCAGTTCATCGGACTGCGGCCGCACCCGTAAAAATCGCCGGCCCGCGCCGGCACCACCAGAGGAAGACCATGACCGTTTTGTGGAGCTTGCCCAGCAAGCCTCAGTGCATCGACCTGTTCCATGGCAGCAACAACGCGGACCGTGACGGCCCGATCGACTTCGCGGCGCTGCGCGCCGACGGCATCGATTTGGTCATCCACAAGGCCTCGCAGGGCGTCGACATGGTTGACCCGCTCTACGCCAGCCGCCGACAGGCGGCACTCGCGGCCGGCTTGAGGTGGGAAGCCTATCATTTCTGCACCAGCGATCCGGTCAACGCGCAACTCGCGCACTTCCTCGCCGCCGCCACGCCGGACGCCACGATGCGGCTCGGGATCGATATCGAGCCGAACCGCGGCGCGACGATCTCGCCGGCGCAGGCGGACGCCTTTGCCGCGGCGCTCGACAGCAAGCGCGGCCTCCAGACCTGGCGCTACAGCGGCATGGGATTCATGACGCCGGGCCTGATCGCGGTGACCACGAACCTGCGCAACGGGCCGTGGTGGTGGGCGAAATACGGCCCCGCACCGACGCCGGCCCAGCTCGCCTCGGTCGGCATCGATTTCGCCATGCTGCTGATGTGGCAGGAGACGGCAACCGGCGCACGCCCCGGCGTCACCGGCCAGATCGACGAGAGCTATTGGGTCGCAGGCGACCTCGCCAACTATCCGGCGCTGCCCGGCGCCACGGCTCCGATTGCGCCCGCCGCTCCCACCACCGTAGCGGCACCGACCGCCGCACCCGCCGACCCGGTCGAGTTGCAACGGCAGGTGCAGCGCCTGCTCGCGGCCGCCGGCAACTACAGAGGGCCAATCGACGGCGATCCCGGGCCGCAAACCGAGGCGGCAATGTCCGCCTACCGGCGCTCCCATGCCTGAGATCAGGCTGCAATTCGTCGCCGCGCGCGACATCGGCTCGTCGCTGATCCGCTGGTTCTCGGCCGGTCCATTCTCCCACGTCGACGCGATCGTCGACGAGGCGGCGCTGCGCCTTTTGGAACCCGGAACCGGCGGCGCCATGCCGGCAGGCGCGGTATGCCTTGTGCGGCCCGGCTGGCTGTTTGGCTCCCGCTCTGATCGCGTCGGCGGCCAGCCGCCTGGCGTGCAGATCAGGCCGCCCGGCTACGCCACATTCTCGCGGCGCGTCGTCGCGACGATCCCGGCCACCGAGGCGCAACTCGCCGGCTTCTGGCGCTTCCAGCGGGCGCAGCTTGGCAAACCTTACGACAGCACCGCGATTTGGGGGTTCGCCGCCGGCCGGGATTGGCGCGAAACCGATAGCTGGTACTGCTCAGAGGACCAGGCGCGCGCGCTCGAACCGCCCGAAACCGGCAGTTGGCTCGACCCGAACAAGGACGGCGCGGGCATCTTCCCGGAACCGCTCTACCTCGCCGCCAACAAGGTGACGCCGGTCGCGCTCGCGCTGGCGATCAGCGCGACTCCCGCCGCGAGCTTCACCGAATTGGCCACCTGACACCTTTGTGACTGAGGAGGAACACCATGGACCCGACCAACACGGTGGCGCTCGTATGCGCCCACCAAGACACCATCGTTAACGCCCTCGCCTGGATGGGCGGCGTCATGCCGGTTGCCTCGGCACTCGCCTGGGCAACGGCGCGGTGGAACAAGATGCCTGCCGGCTTGCAGACGATGCTTCAGGTCGCCGCCGGCAACCTGCTGCATGCCGCACTCGGCGAGCCGCAGGCGGCCCCGCACCTGGCGGAGCGTCACACGACCCCAGCCGCCAGTTAAGGCGGTCCCCGACCACAACCGAAAGCCGCCATGTTGGCGGCTTTTTCTTTGGGAGAAACCACCCATGAAGATCCGCGCATTCATCACCGCAACGGCGCTCGTGGTGAGCCTTGCCGCCTGCGGGAGCGCACCGTCCGGCCTTGCGACGTCGCCGGTCGTCGATTCCGTCGGCGCCTCGCTGATCAACGCGCTGACGGACACCCTGGCGCCTGGCCTCAACGCCGCGATCGCCGAGGGCGCCCAGGCCAGTCAGGCCGACCTGAACACGATCGCCTATTGGCTCCCGTGGGCCCAGAAGGCGGTCGACTATTTCGGCCCGACGCTGAAGATGCCGGCGGCCGACATCGCCGCGATCGACGCTGGGGTCGCCCAGGTCACCGCCGACCTTGCCAACCCGCCATCGAACGTCGGCAGCGTCGTCGCCGAAGCGGCTGCGCTGGCGACCAAGGTCACGGCGGCCCTGCAGCCCGTGACGTCGCCGTGAAGCGGCTCGCTGGGGCGGCGGCAGCAATAGCGCTGTCGCTCGCCCTCGGCGGCTGCGCCGCGCCGGCCCTTCTCGCAGGGGTCAGCGCGGCCGCCTCCATAGCCTCGGCGGCGCACCAGTTTGCGCTGGTCGGCGGCGACATCGTAGCCGCGACGGCGCTCGCCTGCCAGGAACTGCCGGCCGCCACGGCGGCCGAGCAGCAGCGAGCCGCCGCGCCCGGCACCGCCGCAGCGCCATGGTACGCGGCGCTGTGCGGCAATCTGCGCCCCGACAACCCCAACCTCAACACCGGCAGTCCCGCATGGGTCGCGGCCGGCCTTGCCCGCATGGAGAAGCCGTGACGGGTGGTTCGGACCCACTTCAGCGCAAAAATCGGAGAAGCGAATGACCAGCACTCTCACGATCGCCGCCGGCCAGATCTTTGACCTGACGACGCTGACGGTCGACCCGACGGGCACCGTGAACAGCGACGGCTCGATCTCGTATGACGTGCTCAACAACAGCGGCACGCTGATGATCCTGGCGGGCGACGCCGACCGCTTCGGGACCATCGTCGGCAACGGGGTCATCAGCATGCACCCCGGTGGCCTTCTGGAGGCGAAAGGGCCCGTCGACACGCGGCACGCCCTCAACTTCGTCGTGGCCGGCGCGGAGCTCCTCGTCGACCGCCCGGACCTCAACCCGTACATCGTCGAGCAGATCGCGGGCTACAGGATGGGATCGACGGTCCTGCTGGGCTCCCCAGGCACGCCGACCGGCCACGCCCTCGCGATCAGCGGCGTGCTGCCGTCCGGCAGTTGGATGACAAGCCCCACCGGGACCTACGTCCTGTGGATGCACCCGAACGGCAACCTCGTCGCCTACCGCAACCCGGTGTTCGGCGGGTCCTTCGCCACAGCGGCCTGGTCGACAGGCACGAGCGGGCACGCGGGCGCCTACGCCAAGCTCGCGTCCAATGGCGCGCTCTGCGTCTACGACGCGTCCAACAACCTGCTGTGGGCCGCTGGCGCAGGCCTCGGCGGCACGACGGCCGGGATCGAGGATACGGGCAACGTCGTCCTCTACGACTCGACCGGGCTGCCCGTGTGGTGTGCCAGCGACGCCAAGTTCACCTGGAGCTACGCCGGCCAGACCGGCGACGCGACCGGCGTCATCCTCGGCCAGGCGTACGTCACTGACCCGGTGACAGTGCCGGCGGGGGCCTGCGTCGTGCGCAACGGCGGGACCAACATGCAGGGAACGCTGCTGGCGGCGTCGATGGGCTACGCCCTCGTGATGGCCACGGGGGGCGCCGCGCAGCTCTACTACACCGGCTCGGCCTCCCTGCTCCCGGAGGTCGGCCAGGCAACGCCGCCCACCTGGAACCTGCTCTGGTCGACGGGGTCGGTCTGCACCCACGGCAAGCCCCACATGGACATGTGCGCCAACGGCACCCTGACCGTCTACGACGGGGATGGCTCCGTGAAGTGGTCGGTCGGCTCCGGCCTTGGCGCCACCAAGTTCGTCCTGACCGACAGCGGCGCCATGCAGTTGCAAAAGGCGGACGAAACGGTCGTCTGGGATAGCGGCACCGCCGGCCGCACGAGCTGATCCCACCATATCGCCCCGCTTCCCCGATCCGATCACCCTCACCTGAAGGAGCTTCGACATGAACTACATCATCCAGATCAACGCCGAGGCCGCGACGCTCGTGGCCCAGGCCGACGCCACCGCGACCGCCGTGAGCCTGATGGTCGACAGCAACCAGCAGGCGCATTGGGCGCCGTACAACACCTCCGGGATGTCGGCGCTCGCAACCAGCGACCATAGCTTCGGGCAACTCCTGGTCTGGGCGCTCAACAACAAGTGGTCGTAGGCGGCGTCACCGTCGCGCGGCTCGCGTCACACAAAAACAGGAGAAGCCCATGACAGACATATCGATCGTCAACCGTTCGACTGTCGTGACGGACGCCGGTATTGCGACGCTGCTGCCGGCGCTACAGACCCAGATCAGCCGTGATTTCGCGCCGTTCTGGGGGACCGGCACCACCCTTCATTTCGTCGGAAGCGGCCAGCCTGACCCGGGGCATTGGCGATGCCTCGTGCTGGATCACAGCGACCAAGCCGGCGACCTCGGGTATCACATCGACAACAACGGCGTTCCCGAGGCTCGGATCTTCGCCGCCGAAGACATGAAAGACGGCAGCCTGCTCAGCGTCACGGTCAGCCACGAGCTGCTCGAGATGCTCGCGGACCCGACGGCCAATCGCGTCTTCCAGATCGGCACCACGACCTATATCGTCGAGGTCGCCGATCCGGTGGAGGCCGATGATGACGGCTACGACATCGACGGCGTGCGCGTGTCGAATTTCGCGACGCCGCGATATTTCGGGATGACGAACCCGGGCAATGACCCGCGGTTCGATTTCCGCTGGCTGCTGACGGCCGGCATCCCGACGCTGCGACCGGGCGGCTACGTCATGTTCGATTCCGGCGGCGTGTGGCACAGCACGATGGCGCGGCACGCCGACGGGTCGCTCGGCTGTCGCGCCTTGCGGTCGGGGCGCTCACACTATCGAGCGTCGCTGCCGCACTAACCGATCAATCCCCCAAGCGAACCGCCCGGCCCTCCGGGGTCGGGCGTTTTTTTGATACCTGGGGCATCACAGCGGAATACAAGTTGGGGTGATTTCGTTTGTGAAACTGCGCCGAATATGCCAGAAGTTCACCGATGTTCACGAAAGACCCCATAGCCCGCATCGCCCCGCGGGCGGTCGCGACACAGACGCCCGCCAGCCCCGAACACGGGCGGCAAGGCGGCTCATATCGCGCGACCTTTTGGAATTCGTGCGATCCGCGCCAGCGGGCCGAGGACGGGGGAACGGTGATCTGATCCGTTCCAATGATCGCAAGATCGCAAACCCGCCCGGTCCAGCCGAGGCGGGTTTTTTGATGGGCGCGCAAGGCGCCACGACACGGCAGGTTCGGTGGAAGCCCCGAGCCCGAGACCGGAGAGATGCCGGCTGCAGCGACATTCGTTTGTCAATTTCACATGGGCCTGTAGCTCAATCGGGAGAGCACCTGCTTTGCACGCAGGAGGTCGGGGGTTCGATTCCGCCCCAGGTCCACCAACCATTTCGGTGACGTCACCGAAATGATCATGCGGCAGTAGCTCAGAGGTAGAGCGTCACGTTGCCAACGTGGATGTCGGCGGTTCGATTCCGCTTTGCCGCTCCAGTTTGATGCCGTGTAGCTCAGTGGGAGAGCAGCGCCCTCATAAGGCGCTGGCCGGCGGTTCGATCCCGCCCACGGCTACCAGTTTGATGCGGGCAGGCCAAGCGGCCCTTCCGGTCTCATAAGCCGGAACCGTCCAGGGGCAGTACCTGGGCCCGCAACCAATCGTGGCGTCGGCTTAGTGGCGCGAGCCTATGTCGAAGCCGCACGGCCCGGCGGCGAAATTCACCGGGCACCAATTCGCCGGTCTAGCAAAGGTGGTCCTCGCGCGTCGTTGAAAGCGACGACATCTCCGTTCGATCCGGAGGGCCGGCACCAATCGCGGGCGTAGCTCAGTGGTAGAGCCGGAGTTTTCCAAACTTCGGGTCGTCGGTTCGATTCCGACCGTCCGCTCCAGTTCTTATTCCCATCGGTCCCTGCTGGTAGGGGAGCGAGCCTGTTAAGCTCGTCGGTCGTGGTTCGAGTCCACGGATGGGAGCCATTTGCGGGCGAGCAGCGGCCTGCCGGCGGGACTCCAAACCCCGGCTGAGGGAGTTCGACACTCTCCGCCCGTGCCAGTACGCGTCGCATCCCAAACGGTGAGGGCCCGGCCTGCAAAACCGGAGATACGCGGTTCAATTCCGCGGCGACGCTCCAGTTCGCGCAGCGGCGTGGAGAACACGCATCATCGCATCGGGTGCCTGGGTCGGATGCACCGGCCTCTACGGAGACGGGCGGAAACAGGAAGCCGGCTTTGGCCGGCCTGCGCGATACTCTATGGTGACGTGAGGGAGCAGGCGAACCCGGCCGGCTGTGAACCGGCCTTCGAGCGGATCGATACCGCTACGTCACCCCATGCCGGCGTAGCTCAGCGGTAGAGCAATCGCCTTGTAAGCGATCGGTCGCGGGTTCGATCCCTCGCCGCCGGCTCCAGTTTTTTGGCGCGTTCGAGGACAGCTTCCTCCGCCCGGCTCTGACCCGGGTAGCACACCGGGCAGCATGGTGGCGCGCTTCCATTCGGCCCGTGGCCCAGGTGGGTAACGCGGCCCTTGAAGCCGCACGGCTTGGTTCGACACCGAGGCGGGCTCCCATCTCGCCCGTTCGTCTAGCAGTTCTGGACACCCGCCCCTCAAGCGGGAGGTAAGGGGGCAGCACCCTTACGGGCGGCCAATCCGAGAGCGTGGCCTTGTAGGGAATCCTGGCACACCTTGCGCGTTCAGACCGCGTGGCTTTGCGAGTTCGAGTCTCGCCGCTCTCACCAATTCGGATGGTCAACCGGCCGCCCGGCCGGCCCCGGTTGGAAACCGGGCGGCACCCGCAAGGGCGTGCGGATCGAGACCGCGGCCATCCTCCACAAATGGGTGGTCAACCGGACAAGCGCGCCGGCTCGGCTTCGAAGCCCGGAGGCGCCCGCAAGGGCGTGGGGAGCATGCCCTCGGCCACCCGCCAGACAACGGAGAGCGAAGTGGACAAGCGCGCCACGGCCGGCCTGAACCCGGCGCGAGCCGCAAGGCTTGGAAGGCAGGATCTCCGCTCTCCGCCAGCTCGAGCATTGCGACGGCTCGGCCACCAGGTCGTGCCGAGCGGCAAGCGCTATTCGCGCAAGGGAAGGGTGGCACAAGCGGAAGGCGTACCGCGGCGGGTTGCTAACCCGATCGTGCCTTTTGCAGGCATTCGGTTCAAATCCGAGGCCGCCCGCCACGCTGGCGTAGCTCAGTGGCAGAGCACCTCATTGGTAATGAGGTGGCCGTCGGTTCGATCCCGACCGTCAGCACCAGTTTCGGGGAAGTGTCACCGGCGGGACGCCGGACGCGGGCTGTAAACCCGTCGCCCTTCGGGGCGCGCTGTTCGACTCAGCCTTTCCCCACCACGCTCCTGTAGCTCAATGGCAGAGCAGGCGGTCGATAACCGCCCGACGATGAGGTTCGATTCCTCCCGGGAGTACCAGTTTGGGGGCGTAACTCAGCGGCAGAGTAGCGGCCTCTTAAGCCGTCACGCGTGGGTTCGAGTCCCACCGCCCCCACCAGTTCGCGCGCTCGACGGGGCGCGCGCCGCGGCATAGGTCCAATGGCGGCCGCGGCACCTTTGCGCACGTCGCACTCTGGGAGTGCCGCCGGCTGTCTACCGGCCGCAGGCGGGTTCGATTCCCGTCGTGCGCGCCATTCGGCCGGCGTGGCGACAGGAGCGCCACCGAGAATCCTAGTCTCGGCTCTCCCGGTTCGAGTCCGGGCGTCGGCTCCAGCGGAGCGTAGCGCAGCGGTAGCGCGCCTGCTTTGGGAGCAGGACGTCGTCGGTTCGATCCCGACCGCTCCGACCAGATTTAACGGAGGGTAGCCCAGCGGCTAAGGCGCCTCGTTCGGGGCGAGGAGATCGAATCCCTTCCTTCCGCCCATTTTGTGCCCGGCTCGCCAAGCGGCAAAGGCATCGCGTTTACACCGCGACATTCGGGGGTTCGAGTCCCTCGCCGGGTACGGGCGCGTAGCTCAGTGGCAGAGCGCCTGCTCGACATGCAGGAGGCGGCCGGTTCGATTCCAGCCGCGCCCACCATTTCGCCCGGTCGTCTACAGGATAGGATTTCTGGCCTTTCAAGCCGGGGACACGGGTTCGAATCCCGTTCGGGCGCCCAAACACTGCCCTCGCCGGCGGAAACCGGCGGCAGGCCTACGAAGCCAGCTCGCGGGGGTTCGACTCCTCCCGGGGGCGCCAATCACCGGCCTCTGCGCTGGGACGCGGGCGGGCCTTCTAAGCCTGCCGCCGCTCGGTTCGATCCCGAGAGAGGTCGCCATCATGCGCTCGCCGGCGGATCCGGCGCCGCGGCTCCGAACCGCGGACGCGAAGGTTCGACTCCTTTCGGGCGCGCCAACACGCGGCGGTGGCTGGAATTGGTAGACACGTCGGTCCCAAAAACCGATCCGCAAGGGTGAGGGTTCGAGTCCCTCCCGCCGCACCATCAACGCCGCCGTGAACGGATTTCCGTGTCCGCCTTTTAAGCGGAAGCAAGCAGGTGAGAATCCTGTCGGCGGCACCAATGCTGGCGTAGCTCAGTCGCAGAGCAGCCGCCTCGTAAGCGGCAGGTCGTCGGTTCAAGTCCGACCGTCAGCTCCACTTTCACCGAGGTCGAGATGCTCGCTGTCGCTGCTGATCGGCCTCAGGCCGAGCGAAGGCCGCTGCGCGGCCTCAGAACCCTTGTGCTCAACGCCGACTTCCGGCCCCTCAGCGCCTGGCCGCTGAGCCTGATGCCGGCGCAAGAGGCGGTGCACGCGCTGCTGCGCGATCGCGTCGCCGCCGTCGAGAACTGGCCGGATGCCTTCTATCGCTCGCCGTCGATGTCGATCGCGGTCCCCAAGGTCGTCGCGCTGCGCGAATACGCGCCCGTTCGCGGCGAGCCCAAGTGCACCCGGATCAACATCTACCTGCGCGACCGCTTCCGTTGCCAGTATTGCGGCGAGCGGTTCGAGCGCAGCGAGTTGACCTACGATCACGTCATCCCGCGCGCCAAGGGCGGCAAGACCGTGTGGACGAACATCCTGACGGCATGCGTCGGCTGCAACGGCCGCAAGCGCGACCAGTTGCCGAACTTCTCCGGCCGCAAGGGCGTCGCCGGCCGGGACGGCTCGCTGCGGCCGCTCAAGGAGCCGCGGCGCCCAACCGGCGCCGAGCTGGCGCGCGCCGGGCTGGAACTGCTGCCGGATGACGTGATTGCGGATTATGGTTCTTGGCTATATTGGCATACCGAGTTGAAGCAGTGA